CAATCCTCATGGGGTGCCTATTACGGATGGTAGTGAATAATCAACGGAGGTATCCACGTCGGCCGGTATCTCGACCGGCCACTTCTTGCCGCTGGTCCCGCGTTGAATGGTGTAGGCTATGCCGGGGAGCAAGTTGGTGAAGCTCGTAATGCCCGCCGTACCGCTGGTAATTGTTCGCGCACCATCGGGCAGCCCGCTTCCAACACTATCGCGTGGGTCATCGGCTATTAGGTAGAACACGACCCCCGACGCCGGCTCGTAGTCATCGTCGTAGGCAATCAGCACCCCCGTTACGCCAACTGTGCTTATCGTCGGGGTATTCGCCGTCATGCTGTACGTGTGACTGGTATCCGCACTGATCACCAGCGTCGTTGCCGTGAATTGATAACCGGCCAGCGAAATCGAAACGGTCCAGGTGCCATCGTCCAACCCAAAGGCAATAACGCCGCTGGAATTGGTTGAACCTACGTATGTCTCAGCGCCCTTGGTCACTCGGACGCGCGCTGATTCCAACACTGTCGAGCCGTCGTTCACAGTTAGCGTAACCGTGCGGGCACCGGTGCCGAGGCCGCTGGTTTGTACTTCAAGAAGCGCCGAGCCGGCAATCAATGCGTCGTAAACATCCTCATCAATCACGTCATAGACAGCCGAGCGGAATGGCAGTCCGCCATTGACCGATCCGGTGATGTACATAACCCCGGTACTGACGTTCTTGAATCCAGCCCCACTACTATCAGGGAGACGAACCGAATACATACCGTTGGTGAGGTTTTGCCAGCCATAGTCGGCATTGATGCCATTGGCCACGGTAATATCAGTTTCATCAATGGAGCCGTCGGAGATTTCACGGTATGCAGTGAGCTTCAATCCCGAGGCGTTGTAGGCCAGCGCATCAAGTAATGTCTTGAAATCCGAGTCGGAGACGACCGGACCAAACGAGCAGCGGATATACCGATTCACTGGTTTAAACGGCATCTATGCGGCCCCCAGTGAAGCAAAGGTGTAATAATAGTATGGCCGGCCTGTGGTCTGAACCGCTGGCGTGATTGTGCCTGATTGGTTCAGCGTGCCAGAGAGGGCCTTGAGAATGCTCTTAGCCAGTGCGCCGGATTGAGTGAGCGTTCCTGTCTTTGGCTGTTGAACCTGTTTCGACGCCGACCCGCTCTGCGTCATCGTCCCGCTGCACGCCTTGCCGGTCGTGCGCGTTCCTGATCCGGTTTGGGTCAACGTACCCGTAATGGCCTTGCCGACTGATCGTGTCGCGCTGCCTGACTCGGAGAGCGTTCCTGTCTTGCCCTGTTGCGTCTGTCGCGTGGCCGCACCGGTTTCGATCAATGTCCCCGTGTTTGCCTTTTGCGTTTGCCGGGCCGCAGCTCCGGTTTCGGTGAGCGTTCCGGTATTGGCTTTATTGACCTGTTTGGTTGCCGAGCCGGTTTGAGTCAGGGTTCCAGAGAGCGATAGGGTGTAAATTGTTCCAGAGACTACCAACCCAAACGCTCGATCCGCGAATGAGTACAAAATACGCGGGTGAGCGCCAGCAGCGGCTCCGGTCACTGCGAACGTCGCCCCGCTGAATCGCGTCGTCTCCGGGCTGTCCTGACCAATACACGGAATGTAAGCGACAAGCGCCTCAGGTCGTACTAATAGAGGACAAACGCCAGTTGCCAACACCGCCACATCGGCCGCAGTCAAAGCCACATTCCAGAAAGCAACTTCTGCAATACTACCATCAAAAGGCTGACCGCCAGCCGTGTGCGGGCCAATAATCCCAATCTGCGTGGCCGTCATTCCACTGGGAGTTTTATTGGTGCCGTCTGTCGTAGAGTTTGCGCCATTCAAATAAACAATTCGTGATGTAGCAGAAGCAATCGAAGCGCAGGCATGATGCCAAGTGTTCGCCGTATAGCCAGCGGTCGTGTCCGCATTCGCCGTACCGCCCGCCGCTATTTGCAAGCGGACCGGATCGCCCGCGACTGCACCAGCGGCAATCAAGCGCCAGTAATTAGTGGCACCGGTATCAGAAATTCCACAAAGTGTACGAGTGGCCGTAACGTCGTTGGCGTTAAACCAACAACAAAACGACAACGGCGTGACGGAAAGGATCGCCGCCGCCGCTTCGAGATAATGCACAGACGCCGCTGTGAATACACGGGCCACGGATTATGTTTCCTTAAGTTCAACGCCGAGCAGCTGAGCATCACCGGCCGCTGAATCATTGGCCACGTCACGGCGAATACGAATGCGGAACGACTCACCCACGGCGATGCTGTCGATATTAGCGCCATCAGTCACAGCGACATTAGTAATTGACACATTGCCGCTCGTGCCATCAACCGTGGCAGCGGTGACTGTCTGAGCCGTGGCGAACCCGTCGGAATCAATGTCCTGTTGTGCGGCACCAATTCGCTCAAATGAAACATCCCAGCCGATTGTTCCCGACGTTGCCGATGCCGCAGCCCAATGGAGGTAAACGGTGATTCCGCCGCCAGCGTAGTTACGTGGAAGGATGCCGCGGAAAAAGCACGCCTCTTGCGTGGTGGTGTCGAATTCCAACAGAAGATGCGTATTGCGCGTGTTGAACGTCGCGTAATTAGTGGCCGGGAATTGCGCCGCAGCCGGCTGAAAACTCATCAACGTGTTGCCGCTGGCCATCGGTTACGCTCCCGTGATATACCGCTTTGTGATAACAGCAACCAGCAAACGTGCCTTTTGACTTGTCGTCAAATTGGCCTTCGCGGCGGCTGGCAAAGCATTATTAACACTAGCCGCATTGGTGACGAGGAAATCATCCAATGCATTGAAGGCGGCGCGAATGTCAGTCTTGGTGACACCGCTGAAGGTGCCGATGCCGTTTTCCGACGCCATGTAGACGCCAGCCGCATCGAGTCGATCTTGTGTGCCGAGTGCCGCCATGTTGTTACCCCGCTGTCAATTCCCCGTCTTGTTTCAACTCACCCTTGACCCCGACCGACCTCAGCTTCCGGCCCGCAAAGAACTCCGGTAGTTCCTTGCCGCCCTTACGCAGTTCGGCAATGGTGATTTCCGCTGCGGCCAGTGTGCCTAAATGGTCAAGGATCGGCAGAGCGGCCTTAAGGACCGCCTTCAGTTGCTCCTGCAGCGCTTCCTTGATCTTCGGGTCAGTCGCCGGAGTGAAGTCTTCGCCGAAGGTGGCGTGTGCGCCATTGGCGAGTTGCTCCGTCCGGTGCGCCGTAATAGCCAGCCGGGCCGGCGCTTTGCCGTCGAGGATCAACTCCGCTTTCGCTTTGTACATCGTCATGGCTTGCCCCTAGCTCAATGTGAGCACGTAGGTCACCTGAAGGCTGTCCGCGTTGGCGGTCAGCGCCTGCCCGCCGGTCAACTGGTGGTCATAGAGCGTCGTCGAGGATGACGCCGAGAACAGGCCCCATTCCTGAACGGTAGGCGTGCCGCTGTCCGGGCTGAACGTGCCGACCGTAGTGTAGGTTGCATTTGAGTGCGCTTGTGAGCCGGTGGGCCGTGTGGAGTTAGTGACGTATTCGGTCGTGTACTCCGTGGTCAAACCAGTGTCGGCCGCGTTGACGGCCGTCGAGCTTGAACCGAACCCGTGATACTTGAGGTTTTCCGCCTCGGCGGTGTTGTCGAAACAGCTGGCCGCATAGTTCTTGCCGGCCGTCACGATCAGGTGCACGCCGACCAGGCCGTATTCAACGACTTCAAACCAACCCCGGCCGATTGCTTCGGTGCGTGGAATGCGCACCCGCTGTTTATCATGGTTGCGCGTGAAGTAACACCACTCATGATCCATGCCGACCGCTTGCAGCCCTTCGAGGTGCGACCGGAAGACCGTGGCATAGAGCCGGCCGTGCGTGGGCATGTTGAAGCCGGGGACGATCTTCGCCAGGATCGCGCAGACAAAGAGCAACACTTCAACCGGCCATTCTCGGTAGCGGAACGAAACGACGCACCGGGCTTTCCATGCCAACCAGTGCAAGCGCTTTTGCAGCGGCGTCATGGGCAGTCGCTTGGCCGCTTGCGTGATCGGTTGCGATGTATTGACTAATCCAAGCATGATTTAACTCCAGTATCCAATGGCATCACCGTTATACGGTGCGCCATTCGAGAAGGACTTCGTACTGCCGACCGCTGTAACCGTTGGCCCATCAAACCCGTTGTACGATGCCTGGGATAGGTGCAGTGCAATAAGGTCGCTCACGCTAAGCCCATGCGGCAGTTGCGTATTGTAAACCGCCGTGCCGGCATTGTTAGTAACGGAGACGATAGTGTGCTTATCACCCACCGCACCGCTGATCTCATCACCCAGACCTAGCCCCAGCGCCATACTCACGAGATGTATAACCCCTTCACGGTGCCGGTCGTGTTCGTACTCATCACCTTCTGAATCGAGCCCGGATAGGTGACGCCGGCTAGGCAAACCCAGGTCACCGCCGCCGTATCACCGCTGAGAAGGACCGCGACATTGCCGGCTACCGTGCAAAGAATGCCGTCAAGCGGCGGGCTGTAGGTCGTACTGTCGGACGGTGTGATATCCACCGTTCGCTTCGGCGTCAGGTGGCCGCCGCGTTTCCAGGCCGGTACATCGGAGAAGGCCATGATAAACCACCGTTTAGGTAGGGAATTACGTACCGCGCTTATACGCTATTTCGGGGCGGCATTTCAATACCGCTAGTTGCCTAGTCGCGTGGCGATAGTTCAAACACACCTTTATTAAGATAACCGTGCCAGCCACAACAGCTCTTGGCAATGGACGGTCGTAATGTCAGTGTTGTTACATCAGCAAAACTACCTTGGGGTGCTGTCCAAGCCGTTCCCTGTTTTGGGGTTCCCAGCTCACCACAACCAGGACAGCAGAGCAACCACTTATTAGGCAGTCCTGTTCCGATACGCTCGACAAATGCACCGGGCGGCCCAAACCACCGGCAGTCAATTAACTCCATTGGGGGCTCCTCCCACGGAATCATCGAAGCCCGAACACCACTCTTCTTCGGATCAGCCGGCAGCCTTGGCATTATGACCGACCAATTCGACTTCGTCGAGGCGGCGAGGACTTAATGGCAATCCAGCTACAGCGGCAGTGCGGGTGTAGTGGGATCAGGCCGCGTGCGCCGTCAATCGTCATCCGGTCGCCCTCATGGTCTAGGCAACGAGGGCATACCTTCTGATCGCCCGCCGTAATCCACTCGGCCCGCACACCCACCTGCTCAACACCCAAGTCCTCATAGGCATCGAGCATTGCCTCGGCGTGCGCACCAACGATCAGGTCGGACGTATCCCGCTTCGCGGCGGCCTTGATAATCCCATCGAATACTTCCCTGATCGCCGCCTTGGTGGCCCCGGTTCCCTTCTTACGCGCGGCAACGGATAACTCATCAAGCAGCCACGTTTTGATATTGCCGGTAATTCCCTGCACCGTGTTCTTCGCGGCGTCGATTTGCAGGTCAGTGCTTTGCGAGTACCGCCGCTTGAGGCTGGTAATGAACTGGGCCTTGTAGCCCGCCTTGTAACCCGGCTCCTTACCCGCAATGAAGTTAATACTGTCGTAAGCGCGGCGTGCGCCCTTGTCGAAGGTTTGCCGCACGTACTTACCGGCCCAGTACTCATGGGTGCGAGGGTCATCGCGGTCGAGGTGCTTTGCCGCCAGCTCATCGATCCAGCCCGATACCGCCGTGATTCGCTCGCGGGGGGTTTTGTGCGGCCAGGAAACGCTGTAGTCGAGGGCCTGGGTCAGGGTTTCCTGCATGGTACGAAGGCGGCGGGTCAGGTCGGCCGCGAACTCCCGGCGCATGGTGATCGTCTGCGTCGGGTCGCTGCGAAGCGGGGAAACGCGAGGGGCGGTCGCGGCCTTCTTCTTTTTCTTGGCGTGGGTTGTTACCGGGTCGGCTGGATCAAATGTGCCTTTATTGGCGACATGCTTAACTTGTTGAGATGTGAATGGAATGTAGTTCTTGGGACCGGATAGCCCATCATCGCCCTCCCAGGGCATAATAACACCGTCATATCCCTCGGCCTTCCACCGCGCTATGTCAGTATGCCGTGGGTGATCCTTACTAAGGTCGGATAAAAAGTACTTATCATGCCAGGAAAGTATCTTCGGATTTTCGATCCGCACATAGTACACACCAATCTCGCTATCCGGGGGTGCATCATAATCCGCAAACCGTTTACCCGTGCGTGGACTAACCGGCTCACCTTTATACGAACGAGCCTCATCCAAGCTATCGGTAGTGTAAAAGTAAGGTGCCTTAACAATATCGGGAATTTTACCTCGACTACTACCGTGATACACCACCAGTGGTTTACCGTCCTTATCCACAACCTTGCTACTGCCAAACCACTTTTTGAATGCAGCCGACTCCTCAACTGCGATGCGCGTCCACTTCCCTGCCTTGTCGCGGGCCTCGTTGGGATCGAATCCAGTGTTAGTAATCACGTTAGTGCGGTGCACGTCGCCGTGTAACCTTGTATCCCTTGGCAGTTCGGCGCTTCTTGATGCGATTGTAGCGCCGCTGATACTCATACGGACCATCGCGAGTAATATGACAGCACTTTTTAGGTTCCCACTCCCGAGGTGGAAAAGGCCTCAATGGAAGATACACTCGCACAGGAAAGGAAAAGACGGCGCTGAACACTGTCAAACAGTTATGTGAACCGATTGGCATTACAACACCTTCCCGCACGTCGGGCACATCAACGGCCGTTCTTTAATATGCACGCCGAGCCAGTGCGGGCAAACCCGCTGCAGCCGCGCGGCCCGTGCCGAGCACTGGTTCATCATCCGCTCATAGTCGGCCGTGGCCAGGGCACGGGCGCGGCTAATGGCCGCCGCCTCGGTTTGCGCCTGGGCCGTCGTTAGCTGTGTTTCCATACGCAAGTAGTTCTCGTCGGGCCTGCTCCTCGGTCACCACCCGGTCGCCGCGCCGCCACAGCACCGGCCCCGAAGAAGGCCGGGCGTGGATGACGAAGCCCTTATCGCGCAGCTCCCCATCCCAAAACAGCGGGCGTGGGTACGGCGGTAGGGCCGGCTCATCGTTTGCCGGCAGGCTTTCCTTGTTTCGGTTTCTTACTTTCATTGGTTCGCTCACTCCTCCACTCCTGACGAATGATTATTCGACCGCCTAGCTTTTCCTTGAGCTTGACCAGCAAAAACCTCCGAGGGTCACCATCCGCCTCACTATAGTCTATAGGCACCGACATATTAGCCAGTTTAGTAAGCATTGGCGTCTCAGAGCGCCACTGCATGTTATCATCCAAATCAATAGTACCATACTTGGTGATCAGTGCCGAAAATGTACTCATGATAGCACCTGATAGTGATCTGGGCTTTTCTTAATATCGCCTCGAAGTATTCCAACAACATACTTGAAATGCTCGGGGCTCTTGGTGGCAAAACGGGCCGCGTCAGCATAGAGCTGCTCAACGCCAACCGACACAAGCTCGGTCGCAGTCCCGCTGTACCACTTCGCCGAGTAGTTGCTAAACAATGCTTTCGATGGAAGATAAACCTCATGATCTTCATACCCCTCACCAACATGCTTGGCCTTAGCACCCTTTGAATTGGATAACAGAAAGCCCGTGCCCATTGCTAGAAATCCACCAGCAGTTTCAATATGGTGGCCCACCTCATGCGCTAAGGTCGAAAGCGACCCATTAAGTTTGACGTGCACACCATCAGTTCGGTTGTAATAAGCGCGATCAGGTCCATAGACCGACTTCTCATCCAGTGATATGAGGTTAACCTTCATCTGCTGGCCATGAACTGACGCCTCTAACACATGAGAAAAGAAGTTCTGAATTGTAGGAGACCCCAGCTCAGTATTCCCTTCCCATGTAATCTCCGTCTTCGGCGTATTCGGCACACCAACGACTTTCCATATATCTTGGTTAAGTTTTTTGTCGATGGCATTCTTAGCCGTAGCTAGGTCCTCGTGCATCTGACCGGCTTTTCGGAAGGCCGACTGGGCCGCGAGAAACCTCAACTTACCCTGATGGCGGGGCGCTTCTTTGTCAAGAGCCATCCCAAGGCCACCCGGCAATGCTTTAATGGCCTCAGCCCCGCCCAGCTTTTCCCTGTACTCATTCATTTTGTCGAATGCTCTTACACCCTTTTTTGTCCACATAGATATTGCATCATCTAATTCAAGTTGACGACCTGCAGCCGCTTCAGCCATTTCTTGTACCTTCCGCCAAATCTTATTAAGGCCTGGCCGGGCTTTCTTATAATCAGCCTCAGCCTGAGCGGCCCAGGGCATCATGGCTTTCGCACCCCGATCCGCAAGCTGGCATTCCCAGTATTGCTTAACCTTCTTCTGCAGAGGCTTAGGCATCCACGGCGTGTTGACATACTGCTCAAGCACCTCATCAGGCACCTCGATACCCTTTTCAACAGCACGCTGCACCAACTTAGCATGGCGAGCATGCACTTCACCCTCGAAGTTCCATGCTATGCCTTCTAACAAACGAGCGCGCCGGCGATGAAACGATGCTGTTAGGTCTTCAATATGCTCCTTGTAATAAGTCGATGCATTGGAATATCCACGATCTTCAAGGTTCTGCTTAACCTTTGAATCGAGCGTCCCATGAATTGCGTGCTGCATCTGACTGTTTGCATCTTCATACTGAGTGTTGTACTCCTTTTGAATCCGCTCTAACTCCATCTTAGTTTCGCGGGCCATGTAATCCTTCAACTTCATGCGAAACGCCGCGTACTTATAACCCTTAGTCTTCATCTCCTTTTTAACGAACTCCCCCGCATTAGATGGCTGGCCCCGTGGATGTTTCGACTCATCCCAAGCATTACCAACGAAAGGGCGGCGCTGCTTACCCTCGTTCCCCGTCGGTTTCTTCTTTTTCGCGGCCGGTTTCTTCTTCAGTACGTTCCCCCGCGCACCGGCCGGCGGCAATTTGGGCTCGGGCTTCTGGCCGTACTTGATGCCGCCCGGCCCCAGCGGCTCGGTGCTGGTAGGCACCATGCCCTGCTGCTGGGCCATCTGCATTGCCTGCTGGTGCTGCTCGTCCTGCTGCTGGGCCATTTCGTCCTGCTTCTCCTGGGCGGCCTGCAGGATCGACTCGGCCTCCTCAAGGTCCATGCCCATAAACTCAGTCATGTACTCCAGCTCGGGCACCAGCGTATTAACGCCGCCCGACACATAGGTCGCCATCGCCTGCGTCTTCTGGTTCAGGATGGCCGCCCGCTCGGTGTCGCTCGGTGTGGCCACGTCCGGCCAGTGAACCTCAAAGTCGTTGTCGGTTGGTGGGGGCAGGATGCCTAACCACACCAGCCGCTCGACCAACGGCCGAATCACATACGGCGAGATGTACTTATCCTGCCGGCGGTTCAAACGCTTATTCCACGCCTGGGCATCCTGGCTCGACGCCAGCTCGCCGCGCTCGCTGCCCAGTAAAATCCGCATTGGAATACCGATAGCGATGCTGATCGCCTTGTATTGCTCTTCCAGGTGGGCCGACGGTGGCACATACTGCGGGGCCAGCGATTTCACCTGCACGCCTAGTAATGCAAAGTACCGCTGCAGGCCATTCTGGTACATATCCATCTGGGCCTTGATGGTCGCCGCATCCAGCGTCACGTCCGCGCCCAGGTCGTTGAGGTTCGGCGTGGACTCAAATGAGTAGCCGGGGAAGCCGCCCTTCCAGAACATCTCGGCCGAGCCGCCGAGCATCTTCTTCCAGTCCATAATGTGGTTGAACACACACTGCATACGCGGCATACCGTAAATCTCATTCGACTTGCGGTTGTCGGCAACGTGAATCGCGCGGGACCAGTGTACCTTGCGGTTAGTGATTGTCTCCATTGCCGAGCCGCTGCTGTAACCGCTATTGCCCAGCGTATCGACGAAGGTGATGTCGTACTCAACCGGCTGGCCATAGCGGGCCGACTGGGTGTTAGTCTCCAGCTTGGTGACGCGCACCTGGCTATGGTCGAAGGCCCGCAGGAAAAGAAGTTGAAAGCGGCCGGGCGGAATCAGCGGCTCATTGTCGATGTCGCCGTCTCCATTACGGAGTGGAGTAGACAGATCGTCTCCAGCATTAACACCAAGCAGTAATACGCCAAAGTGGCCAATGCCGCTAAGCTCATCAATTCGGTGGCACCAATGCCAGAGGTTTTTCTTCTTGAGTAGCTTGCCGAACTCGGCCTCGAAGTCGGTCTCGGTTCCGGGGTCGTCATCGTCGTACACCTCCGGGTCTACCGCCCAGGCCTCCTCGGGGTACACCGACACCACGCGGGTGCCCAGACCCATGCGGTCGTAAACACCCCGGTACATCTGAGGTGTGATAAGGTCCGGGTAGCCACACTCGGCGTCGATGTTGCGGCGCGGGTCGAGTAGCTTGCTAAATAGATCGCGGCGGAATAGGAAGGCATTAGTCAACAACTGCTGCGGCATATCCGCCATCAGCGGGTGAGCTGCATGGTTCAGCAGCGTCGTGCCCCGGTGGCCGCCGTCGTTTGGTATCACCCGCAGGTCGTTACGTTGCGACATTACTCCTCTACCTCACGCAGGTTGGACCACGACGCCGTGCCATGCTCCGTTGGGTTCTCACGGTGGGCAACCAGGTAATCGCACAACTGCGATAGCTCATTAAAGCGGCGATAACGGCCCGTGAAGAACTGCTTAGCCGTTGTCCAAAGTGGAACAGTACTGCCGAACTCAAACACCGGAATGCCCAAATCCTCGGCCAGCACCCACTCGGCAATCGCATTGACCGAGGGAGCATCGTTGCACACAATCACCAGGCCGGCAATGGAGATCAGGTCATCCATGTTAGCTCGCAGCACCTCGACCGGGGTTTCCTCCGGGTCGATGAAGCGGAAGTAACTACCCAGGCGGCGCTTGGCCTCGGCGTGCCAGGAGATGACGCTTTCCGGCGTCTGGTCGTCCAGGCCGCCGGTTAGGTGGATGATCTTCATTAGTAATTATTACTTGGTGGGACCGAAACTTTATGGCGTTTGGCGTTATTACTCGCCCGGCCGCCTGCAGACAGCTTCGCCATCTTCTTCTCGCCGTATTTCTTACGGCCTATCGATGCCGCTACGGCGGCGGGATCATTGACGCCCTCGCCGCCTAACTTATCCTTGAGTGCCTTGAAGCGACCACCGCTACCGAGTTTGGACTGTTTAGCATTAGCACCAGGCACGCCACCACGCCCCTTGAATGCACGACCAACCTCACCTCGCGAGGTGGTCTTACTTCCCTTTCGCACCTCGTGAATCAACTCGCGAACATGCTTCGAACTAGAGTACCGTGGCGACCGCTGCGATGACTTTTTCATTCGCGGCAGACTGGCCATATCCCGAGCATTCCCTCGAAAGCCACGCAGCATCGATTCATCAGATAAAACTTTCTTCTCCTTATCTGATAGTCCATGCCAGCCCACCTTACTCTGCTTCTTCACAAGCGAGTGGTAGTCATCTGCTGCGTAACTCTTTCCTAAACCCCCTTGATTACGACGCACGCCCTTCTTCATTCCTCGCTTGCCGTAGTTGGCGGTGGCGTTCGCCGCCAGTTGCCGCGCCTCATCGGACCATTGCATGATTGTACCCCTTTCGTGGATACCAAGTTTCTTCTTGACGAATCCGCCCACCTTGGCCCCTATCGACCGTAGGTGTGTATTGCTGCCGGTTTTCATACCGGACGCGGTACGGCCCGTTTTCAGGGCCTTGAATGCCCCACCAACCGCCGCCCCGGCCCTACGTGCAAACGACGGCTTCGGCCCATTGTCGCGGCTGATCAACTTTGCCATTGGGGGCTTAGGCGCAGTCCCGGCCGGCTTGGGTGTTATGGGGGCCTTCCCTGGCCCTTTCGCTGGGTTCGCCTTTATGTGGGCGTCCATACGTGCGGTGATCTTACCCGCGAGCTTAGTAGTTGCCTTGTACATTGCCTCATTACGTGACGCACCCTTCACCGTCACATTGAACTTGCGGCCCGATGCCTTGTGGCGAACCTTAAAAGTATGCTTCTGCGTCGATGCGGTCACCTTAGAGATTGTCTTGGCCGCCTGGTTATGTTGGTCGCGGCTAATCAACTTCGCCGTCGGCGGCTTCGCGCCAGGCTTGTTTCCACTCGCAGGTGAAATAGTCGCTGCCGGCGTTTTCTTTCCGGCCTGCGGCGTGGTGTGATTTGGCGTGGAAGTTTTCTTAGAATAGAATTCCTCGGCCTTCTTGGTATGTTCCGGTCCAAAGTAACTAGATGCCTTACCACCAAACACATGCATCTTTGTGCCACTAGGCCCTGTATAGGACGACTCGTTTTTAGGCTTAACAGACTGACCCGCCGATGCGGCATGCTGCGGCGCAGCGGGTGTAGACTTCGCCTTCGGCTTGAAACTTCCCTTGTTTGCCTTGCGCGGCGTGGCCTGCTTGGTGCCGCCAACCCAGTTGCCGGACTTCAGGAAGGCCGACCGCTTCTTGGCCGCGCCGCGTGTTTTCGCCGCCGCATCTCGTGCCTGCTTGGACCAGACCATTGTTTACTCCTACTCTTTATATCCACGCCAAGCGCCACTGGGGTGACGGTAAGCTTGTTCTTTGTTTCGCTGTTTACCTAGAGCGGCATTCTTCTTATCCCGCCTCTCGCGAACATCCTGCTCACTGCTGGCCAATGAAGCCTTGCGTTTGTTCTTCATTTCACGGGTTCGTTTAGCGGCATCTCGTGCCTGCTTGGACCAGACCATAAATCACCTGCTGTGGTAATGCCGTTGCCGTGCTTCCATACTCCCAATACTAAAGTCTTTTCTCTTAGCAGACTTGTGCTCATCTGCTATATCCTCAAGGATATGCTTATACCCACGAAGGGTAATGTTTCGCTTGGCTTTGTGTTTGTATTCCCGCGCACGGGCCGCTGCCTCGCGAGCTGTTTTTGACCATGCCATTATGCCGCTTCCTTCTTCTCATCGGCGGGGCGGCAAACCGGGTCGGTTTTGCACTGCCCCCAGGCCGAGTAGTTGTTGTAGATTTCCAGGTCGTGAAATAGCTTCACCTTCCGCGTGGCGTAGATGTTCCCGTGGGGCACGCCACGCGCCCGTAACTGGCGGGAGAAGTCCCAGTCCTCGGGAATGAACGAGGGCTCCCAAACGCCCGTGTGCTCATTGACCTCGATCTTATGCAACTGCTTGAAGCCAATCGGCTCCTTATTCCACGGCCGCTTGAGTCGGCAAATGAACAGGCCGGTGTTGCACAGGAGCTGCGGATCGGTGAAGGTTTCGTCCAGCTTAAATACCTCATGCAGCGTCAGCCGGCGCGGGTGCCAGATATTGCCCGTGTCGTCAATGCCGGTGCTGGTCATGCCGGTGACGTTCTTGATTGGCACAACCGCCGATACCAGGTCCGCCCCGGTGCGCTGCAGCTCATCGTAGAGAATGTTGAACCAGCCCATATGCGGGCACACGTCGCTATGGATCATGGCAAAGTAATCCGCACCCATATTACGGGCGTTGCACCACAGCATGTCGAAGCAGTAGGGTAGGCTGGAGTTGCAAATTGCGGAGGCGTTGATTTCACCCTGGTAGGATGCGCCCTGGGCAAGGGCATGGTGCATGCCGGCCGCTGCGCTGGGGTGGCATGATGTGGTATGCATCGGCATACCGATAAAGGCCTTTTCGATAGTCATTGCGAAGTCATCCTTTGGTTAGGTTTTCTGGCCCGGTCGTTGTTTTCAACACTCCCGCCAATTTCCGTTGTCTAAATACCCGTGCCACAGCTCGATATTAGTGCCATCACGCCTGATAGTAAAAACACGAATCGACGGAGCGGCGGTGATTGTTCCGTTTGCGTTCTCGGTGATAGTGTGGCCGGCGAGGTTGCACATATGTCCGTTCGGGGTTTTCCCATACCAGTGGCCCCGCTCATTTTTGGCATAATCGCCCGGCTGCAGGGCGGTAAATCTACCCGATAAATCCGGGTGTACGCGGCGTCCGGTCAGCATGTAAATCTCCTATAATACCCGCACCGCATGGCTCCCCACACACCCCTTCGCAGTGGGTCCGGGGGACTATTAGTCCGGGGGCCAGTCCAGAACCATGCGATGGGGTAGTCATAGTGAGTCATTTACTGCTTTACTGCGGTGTTGATTTTACTGCTTGAAATGACACTACAGTTAAGTTTGGTCGGCCGGTCCTGCGCCTCCCTATACTGGGATACGTCCAGCTGTGTGGTGTCATTTAATTGCACCAGATTTCCTAGCGGATTATTACGCAGGCCGAGGATGGTGAGCACCTCGGATAACTCCTCGGCGGTCTTTGCCTGCACATCAATCTGCACATTGCCGTTGGTGATGGTATAACGAACCATCGGAAACCTCCTGTTTATAGCATATATTGGGCGGGGTTATTATTAGAGATGGCGGCAGGGATAGACTTGCGGGATATCCCTGCCGCCGCCTAACCCGCCGCCCGGTGACTTTCCGTCTATCGTATCCAGACACCGTCGTTTCCGGCTGCCGCGCGGCCCTACCGGAGGTTAGGCAAAGGTGATCGGCCCAATCGTGGTGATCGTTCCGTCCGGGCTGCAGATATTAAGGTAGACAGTTTTTGCGCCGCTGTCGGTGATTTTCACATCGAGCAGGCCGGCGGTGGTAGTGATGCCAAAGCCGGACTTGCCGGTGACGAACTCCTGCAGGCCGCCGCTGGTGCCTACGGCCACCGCGCCGGTCATGGCGGTGGCAACGGGCGTTTGCCCGAGGGAGTCGGAGGAAATGTAATAAGGAACGTGGACCCGGACCCCGACCGCGACCTTCTCGTAATCCTTAAGGGCCAGGTTGACGGTGATGCTATCGGAACCCTCGGTGCCGATGGTGGAGTCGCAGATGCCCCACTCGTTAGCCTTCCACGGACTGTGCTTCTGCGGCATTTTTGCGCCGGCCTTCATGGTTTTCCCCTCGTAGACTGGTTAGCCGTACAACAGCCGGGGAATATACGGTATTACCTATGGCCGTATCAATAGGTCTTTATCGGTCGCCCCCCTCACCCCGGCATGTGCACGACCAGTGGTGGCTTGGCATATGACAACCCTTCTTTGGCAGCAGGGCCGCTGTTTGCACAATCATTTTCTTCAGCCAGTCGTTAATTCTAACTGTTTGATCCACATCGCATCTTCTCCTTTCATTGAATGCGTTTGACAGTAAACAAAAGTCGGCATGACTAGGCTCATTCATACGATGCCCCCCACCGTGATCTTCTTCTTGGTGATCATGTTGAATGCCATCGAGCAGGCATCCACCTGATCCTTATAGCGCGAGAGCGGAAAGTGCTTCAGCTCATCAATGAAGTCATCGTGCCAGTTGCCGGCCTTGAGGTAAACATTGCCGCCGTTGACCTGCACCGAGAACGGGTCGGCCCGCGTTTGCTTGGAACCCTCGGATGCGCCGACCTTGTACACCCGCACCCGCCAGCCGGCCAGGTTCCGCACCGTATTCTCAACCGACTCCTTCCCTCCGGAGCCCGGCTCCTGCTCAAGTATGACAAACACATTGCGGCCGTCCTGCCCCGCTATTAACTTGATCAGCCGCTCGCGCTCAGCCGAGTCTAACTGCTCACGGACTATGTCGAGTATCCAAAATCGGTGGTCCTTATCCTCAGCCATTAACACACCAACGGTGTACGCACCACCCCCAGAAGTTCCTGCTTTATCCCAGGCACGCACTATCCAGAGGAAACTATGCGGGGGCGTCTGGTCCGTTTTCAGACGGGCGGTCTTGAACATGCCGCCGCCGGCCGGGATCGGATTCTGCCCATACTGACCCGCGAAGGCGTACTGGCCTAACTGCTTCTCCCGCTCCTTGAGTACGCCGTGGGGCAGCCGCACCGGTTCCAGCAACCCATCCTTGTCGTAGTGCTTCCGAAGCGACTCGGGATAGACGTGGTCCGATAGAATGGCCGGCAGGCATATATGCCGCACCCCCGTCCACTTAAGCATTGTGTTGGACGGGTCGTCCTCGTGCAGGCGCTGCATAATGAGAAACATAACAGTACGAACGCCAAGGATGCGGCGGCTTGGCAGAGTCTCGCGGATGTAGTCGTTGGCATTCTTCATTTCCAGCTCGGACAGGGCCTTGCGCGGGTCAATAGGGTCGTCTACGCTGATGATGTGGGCATGAAAGCCCATTGGGTTCTTGCCGCCGATGGTGCAGCTAAACCGACCACCGCCCAGCGTAAGGCGGAAGTAGCCCTTGGTGTCCTGGTCGTGAACGATCTTAATCTCGGGAAAGCACTCGGTGTATTTCTCGCCGGTAATGACGGCGCGGCACTTGGTTGATAGGTCGAGGACCAAGTCCTCGGTGTGGCTTACACACATGTGCCGGCAGTTCGGCATCCTCGTCCACGTCCAGGCCTGGAATAGAATTGAGAGGACGGAGGACTTCGACGTGCCGGGCGGCACGTTGAACACCTCCATGTCCTCATCGTCGTTATCAAGGTCGTTATTAAGTACCAACTCGAACAGCCGCTGGGCCTCGTCGCATAGCACATTCATGTGCCAGTTCCAGATCAGCGGCGTGACACCGGGAACCTCGGCCCAGTACTCCCTTACAAAGTGCTTGAAGGAGCGGCGACACAGCGACCGCACTACATCGATTTCACGAACGATCAATCTACAGTTACCCCATCGTAAAACGGCCGCGTGCTATACTCCACTCACGGGACATAAACTGCGGCTCGGGTTGTTTGTCTACCTCATAGATCAGCTCATCAAGCATTTTGTAGCACTCGGCATTGGTCACCAGACCCTGCTCAATCTCGCGGCGTTGGTGGCCGAGGCTATCCAGGTGGTGCTCCAGAACGTTGTGCATGAAGTTCTGGTCCTCCCGCTTATCCTTCCGCTTGAACCGCTTGATAGATCGGTTGACCAACTTCTCGATCTTGGTCACCTCGGCCAGCGCCGCTTTATAGCTATCGCGGCCGGCATCTAGCGCCCTACGCATCCCCCGGACTATGTCCTCCTGTTCCGGCTGGCGGCCCGCCTTGATCATATCAACCAGCACCGCCTGATACGCCTGCCCTAACACCAGGAGCGTGGCGTGAAGCTGCTTATCTTCGGGCGTGCCGTCGTCCGGTGTTGAATTGGTTATTTGCTTGAGGGCATGCTGGACCTCACGGAACTTCTCCGGGTCGCCGCCCCGGTCGGGGTGGTGCTGCCGTGCCTTCTTGCGGTATGCCTTCCGCACCTCATCAGCCGATGCGTCGGGCGGCACGCCAAGGACCGCGTGCGGAGTTTTACTCTTTTTCATTGTCGGGGTCTTTGGGGTTCTTCAAGTCCTGAATCTCACTGCGTAGGTTGTCGATAATATCACTCCACGCACTCTGATTATCCTTCAGGTCAACAAGAGACCACACTACATACCACACAAACCAACCCAGCCCACCGACGAGGCTAAACACTAAAAGTGTAATAGTACACAAACCAACCTGCTCAAGCGCGTTCATTGCTACTGCCCTCCAGCATAGGTACGTCGATGGTATCGACCTTTTTGGTTCGCATCGCCTCCAGCAGCCGCTCCTGTAGCTCCACCGGAATATCCAGGGCGTCAAGGTTAACCGGCGCGTGCAGGTGGTTATGCTGCACCGTTCCGGCAACCTGTAAGTTTGTTTTGCGGGCATAGCCCCGCTGGGCATTCAGGGTTTCATTAGCGAACAGAATAGCCGACGGGATGCCCCGGCGGATCAGTTTGAACAACGCGCCCTCGCAGTAGTTCTGGCGGTGCCAGAATATCTCATCGGTTAGCGCGGCAAACTCCGGGTCATCCCTTACCCAGCTACTGAAGGTGGCCTTTGTAACATTCACGCGCCTGCAAGCCTCGGACATGTTGAAATTGGCGTGGATCAAAGCATGAACGAATAGGTGCTGCCGCACCCGCGTACCGTTCTCGGCCAGCATTGCCTCGATGCGTTGAATACCGTTCGGCTGCCTATCCAGCAAAACTACCTTGTCCCATACCTCCTTCAGTGCGGGCGATAGCCGCTTGTAGACGTAATCGCCGAACTGCTCGTGGGTCGGCCCCTTGCCCCGCGCCTCATAGAGAGCCTTGTTGATCGCCGGCTTCTTCTTTTTCCACACTACGAAGGTCGCGGGGGTAACGCCCAGGGCGCGAGCTATCTGCGCGTCCTTCGCACCCTCGCGGGCGAGTTGGTAGATGCGGACGTAGTAGCTATCCTTCCAGGCAGCCATACTAAACCATAGCGGGCGGGGTATCGATCCTAACGTTTCAGGGCGATTTTTTCAACCTATCTGCCCTGATCCAACAACTGCCTCATGGTTCTAGTTATCTCTTTCAGCACGGTAATATCCCGTGCCTGCCGACCATGTATTTCGGCGGCCTTAGTCATCGCCTGCGATAGCCGCGCATACTTGGCGGATAACTCGTGGATCAGTTCATTTTGCGCAACAACAAGCCTCTCCAGCTCCGCATATGACTTCCACGCGCCACCGCCGTCGCACTGGTCCTCAATGTAGCGAGCGCAATTCTTGAGCATGGCAAACTTATCTCCCACCGTTTTGTCGGCCGGCGGCAACCCCGCCGCCTCATATATTTTGCTGTTGTCCATCCAGCACTTGTCGTCGGCCTTCTGACTATGAACCTCCTCAACAGCAACCAAAAGGCACTGAAGCTGCTCTAATGTAGTGCGCTCAGAAAAAAGAAGTCCGCTACTTGGCTTAGTCCGCAACTCCGCTAACAGAAGAATCAACTCCTGAAACCTAAACACTGGTCCGTGACTCATTTCCCCGCCCTCGTAAAGACAAAGATGTTGTTCCGATACCACCGGGCCACCAATTCATTATCGGCAATCAGCGGGCGGATCGGATCGGAACGCACATAACCCCGCGCTGCAAACAACTCCTGCCAGTACTCATGCGGCTGCTCGTTGACGTGGTCGGTGCCGCCCTGGCCCGGCGTAGCAGCCGAGAATAGCACGTGTGATGTTGTTAAATTTGTCAAATACTGCACCAATTCCGGCGCATGGATACCAGCAATATGCTCGGCAACTTCCAAACAAACCACTAAATCAAACCCACTCGAAGGAGGTATTTTTTGAAGTTCGGTCAAGTTTATCACACCAAACTTATTGAAGGGGATGAATAAATCCTCGCAATCAATCCAATTCCCATCAAACCCTAAATAATCCGTAATTCCAGCAGCCACAAACTCCGATAGCCACACCCCCGTCCCACAGCCGACATCGACCACCGACTTCGGCCGGATAAGGTCCATGACCAACGGCACAATCACCTGGGCCGAGGAACGAGTAATGCCCTCGTAGTATTTGAACCACTCACGGGTGTACGGTGTTTCCATTAGAAAGTACTCAGTAGTGCAGGGTTGGCAATGCCTAGTGCGCCGGCTACGTGGACACACTTCGATGACACAAACTCACCCTCGCGTAGCTCGGCATAATTCAGCCGGGTAAGCATCTGCTCCTTTTCCGGCTCGTGGACGTTCAGGCCAATCATCGCCGTAACGTGAGCATTCTTCCGCTTGTCGCCGCTGAAGTGCGAACGGTCGATCACATCGGCGTCATAGCTGGCCTTATTGGACTGAGTGGCCGTTACCAGCAGGCAGTGCCGCTGGGATATAGACCGCAGGCCCATCCACGTCTCGTTGATCTGATCCCGGCTTTCAATGGCACGCGACGGCGGGGAAAGAATGTCCGGGTAGTCAACCGCAATTATGTCGGGCACCCACCGCAGCTCCTTCTCCCAGCGGTCGAGGATCGACTCAATCCCGTGAACACTAATCGTATTAGCCCGGTGAATAGATAACTTCAGAAGCGACTCACCATGGTCCCGTGTTACCCGCTGGCAGGCCCCCCAGGCCGCCTGCCAACTATGTGGGTGCTTGAATTCCTTCTCATCAAAGTCCACCGTAGCGTACATATCATCGGGGCCGTGGGTAATATTAATCGGCCGCCGGCAAACGCCGGCTTTGAACGGCCGGCGCGATGCCCGTACCATAAACCGCCGCATGATCTGATTCTGCGATAGGTCGCCTACCTCGAAGAACGCCACCTTATGGCGGGCCAGCATACCCCGCCACGCCACATCAAGTAGCCACCACGTCTTACCAACCTTCTCCGGCCCCTCAAACGAAACAAAGGCATCCCGCTCAAAGGTATCATCGAGAAATGTACCTAGTGCACCGGGATAGTTAATAAGCGGCTTGCCCTTTTCCTTAAACGCCTGCTTGATCGCCTCGACATCCTGCAGCACATCAATAACCGAGCCTTCACCCATCTCAATATGGGTGTGCTCGGTTGCCCTTTTTTGCGCCTTATCAATGTCGCCATTGGCGAGGTCACCCTGAATCAACTCGGCGAGGCGGGTTAACTTCACCCGGTTTAGGTGCTGGGCGGCCAGGTCGATCATGTACTCGGAGTTGGATTGCTTACGTAGTCGAGAGTATTCGCCCGATAGATCACCCAAAAACTTCTCAACTATTTTGACCGTGTCCTCGTCGTTCGCATCCTGCGCCCAGGTCTCAAAGATCGACTCGATGGCCTTACCGGGGGCCTTACCATATCGCTTGTAGAAGTCGCAGCACCAACCACCAATGATATTCGACCACCGCGCCTGCAGGGCGTCGCGCTCCCAGCGGCTGTAGATGCGACCGAGGACGACCGCATCCACGATCATGGCGGTCACCACGCGCCGCTCGGTTGCACCATCCCGTTGTTCGATACGAATACTCATGTATGAGCCACACCACGAACATCAAAGGTCCACCCGCAAGTCGTATTATACTCCCCGCTGGTTGTGTATACCATAATTGGAATTCGCTCGCATCGTAGACTGCCCCAACGAGATAGTAATACAGCCGGATAATACACCCCCAACTGAAATAAGTGCATCCCAGTACAAACCTTCACAGTTACCTCATGCACATACTTAAAGGCGTGGCCAATCACATCAGGCCATGTATAAACATGACACTCATAGGGTCCACGCAATCTATAGAACTCCTGGTCACCCAGGCGAATATACAACAGACCTTTGCTGTACTCAGGCATTTCTCCGAACCTCCTCGACTTTGGCACGTCCCTTGCTACTATGCCGGTAGGCACAGGAAAGGATGGCGTCCGATGAACATTTCCCCCAACCAACTCGCGGCATTTCTTGACGCCGAGGCGGAATTGCGCGGCCACCTACCCAGCCCGGACGAAGCCGCCCGCCATTTTGGGCGGCAACGGGCCGCCATTTTGGCCCCTACGGCGGCCCCGACCGGCTTTTGCCGGCACCCGGCCCCCCATCGCGGCCCCGGCCGGCACCGGCCATTTGGGTTGGCGTATAGGCTACCCCACTAACGGTGGCAACCAACATATCCCAAAGCTCGGGGCGGTGGGCATAACGGTTTGCCCACTCGCGCCCCGTTCGGCCTACCGTTTTATTATCGGGGTGCCAAACGAACGCGCGTAGGTTGCCCGACCAGGCATCCCAGCCCTGCAGCGCCGCGTTGACGGTTTGCAGGTGCTGCTCAACCGCGAACGCCGCGCCGGCTAACTTGGGGCGCACATGCATGATAAACCGCGCTAGAAGATTGCGGTCGCCGGCGCTCATTTCGGCCGGCAAACGCATCCCGTTAAGACGGTTGGCGAAGGCCGTGAGGTTATCCAGGCTTTGCTGGCATACCTCGGGTAGCTGCCCCTTCGACCCCTTCGGCCAACCGCGCCGGCCAAGCCGCGTAGCGGCGATGCGCGCCGCCTCGGTTATTGGCGTTTGTGTGTTTTCGGTTTTCCACCGGCCGTAGGCCGCCAGGATGGCCGGATACTTCAGGCGGAAACTTTTGGCGCAAAAGGCCTGGGGTATAAATGGCCGCCCCACTTGGGAGGTGTACCACAGCAGGGTTTCCTCGATTTGGCATATCCCGTAGCCGTCCTTGCGCAGCAGACTAAATTGTCGCGCCCATACCGACATCCGACTACGGTGGCCGACTAGCGCTCGTTCAACCAGCGCCGCACAGAGCGTGCGTGCGTACAACCGGTCGGACGGTAATACGTTCGCGGGGGGCCGGCGTTCCTGCGGGAAAAATGCCATAAAATTCGGCGACAGTGTGTTCTGTCTTCCTGTGTGTTCTTATCTATGTAATAGTTACCGCACATCTGCGGGGTCTAGTTACCGCACATCTGCGGTAACTAGACAATTCTAGGCAATCTAGCCACCTTCTTCCCATTCCTGCCGTAATTCCCCGACGATTTTGCGTCGGTGCTCTAACTGACGCTTGGTTATCAGCGGCTCTCGACTAGCTTCGGCCTCCTCCGTCAACCTGTTCAGTACAGCGGTGATTATTCGCAGCCACCGTTTGGCTGGTATGCCACGTTTTTCCACCTCTAGTAACCCCCGCTCGCGTAGCCGTGTAATAGTCCGAAGTTGTGTATCCGATGCAATGCCTGCATAAAACTCCATATCATCAACTGTACAGTAAAACCAACCACCCCGATTATTTATATGCTCATAGCTTGCGGCCTTGTCGATCAGAAAGGCCATCACCTTCGCTTCAATCGGATCAAAGATGAAGTCAAATATCTTGGGGTACATTCGCCAACGACTGGAGTCGTAGCAACGTAGCTCCCGACGATAATCCACACAAGGCACCTCTTCCTTCTTGCCATTGCCATTCGTTGATGCCATTACATTTCTCCTATTTTGAGAGGGGCGCAAATATGAGCCCCCTCTAGTAACCAAACCCGATGTTACTATTCGTTCCGGCACCGATGCAATACAGCCGCTCGACTTTATGTGTCGTACCATCGGTCGCTCGCAACGACTTCCTGACTTGTCTTTCCCATATAACCCTGGCACCACCAATCGGACAGATGTACTCAGACACAAGTACAACCGATCCTAACCCAGCTTGTTGCTGACACCATTTCCAAAAGGCCGTGTTGTCGAACCCGCCAAGCCCACCAACCTTGCGGGTGCCCTCATACGGCGGGTCGGCGTAGATAACATCCGGCTGCTCGTCAATCCAAAGGCCCTTGGTATAATTCCGCACGCGGAGCTCGACGCCTTGAATCATGCGCCGGGACGACAATAGCTGGTTCCTGGCATGGATCGCGGCAACGGTTTTATTAACACCCTTCTCGCACCGTGCGTAACCACCAAAGAACACCCCACCAAACGAACACCCATAACCAACGAAAGCAATCATCGGATCGCGAGTCTTTGTGGTCTTGGCGACCTTCATCCAGTGCTGGTATTCTTTCTCCGATAAACTACCGGGCGGCTGCCAGCCATTCTGCATGGCCTTCAGCAAGTCGATGATATGAACATCCAAGTCCGAACCGTAGCGACGGCAATTGTTTATCCGTTCGATCATCCGGCCTGCGCCAACGAACGGCTCCCAATAGATACCGCCGTGCGGAATGAATGATTGGATCACCAAGGTGATGCCGCGTACTTTCGACTTCGAGCCGGCATAGTGCATTAAAACCCAAATCCTATTTGTGTTTTTACTTGTGGTGATAGACAATAGAGTTTTTCGGTTTTGTGCTTGACTCCATCGGCAGACCGAAGTGACTTCAAATACGTCTTTTGCCAGACCACTCGTGCCTGTTTCAACGGGCAACTGTACTCGGAAACCAATACGGCCGTTCCTCCTTTAACTAGCCGCTCGCAGAACTTCCAGAACTCATCATGATCAAATGTGTCCTTAGTTCCTACCGGACTTGTGTTAGCATAGGGTGGGTCCATATAGGCAAGATCAAGATGCCCCATACCCCAGTAACCTTCTCGGTAGTCTCTTACTTTGAAATCAACACCCTCTAATTTGGGTTTCTGCTTGAGAATCGAAGATCGGGCCACTTCAGCTATGGCTGGATCGGTTTGGTTACGCACGTGACGTGCGTAACCACCAAAGAAAACCCCCCCAAAGCAACAGCCATGCCCGACAAACGCGACCATCGGGCTATTAGATTTGGCCGCTCGTTTGCGCCATAGTGCATGATCTTCGGGTGTAACCCTTGTCGGCGGCTGCCAGCCATTTTGAATTGCTACGAGCATGTTAATGATATGCCGATTGGTATCACTGCCGTACCGATTACAGTTTGTAATCCGCTCCATGATGCGACCGGCCCCGACAAAAGGCTCCCAATAAGAGCCGCCGGGTTTAATGAGCCCCTGGATAATACCAGTAAGGCCTTTTACTTTAGACTTGGCACCGTTGTAATATATGGTTCTACTCCAAAAATCGTTTACGCAGTTCCTTGATATCAGCCTTCGAGGCCGCCGCCGCGTCCTTCGCCGATAGCGTCACGTTGTAGGTTTTACCGGGGAAGACCATGAGATCGTTAGCAAGCGCGGACGCACGTCTACGTGCAGCACGCTCAGTATCAAACAGTACGACCCGTGTGGGGTATAACGCCATTTGTAAAAGCTGTCGTCGTGAGTATGCCGTCCCGCAGGTGGCCACGGCCCCTGGTCCAATGGCCCATACGTCGAGAGGGCCTTCCACAATGATCGCCACGTGCTTAACATAATCCCCTCCGTAAAGTAGCTCCTTGTGCGGTAGCTTTTCCTCGTTAACCCCCGCCGACCGATACCGCATAGTGTCGCCCGGCGCGATTGAGCGGGTGGTCCAGCTAACCGTTTCGCTCCGGTGAATTATCGGGATGAACAGCCGCCAGCCGAGCCGGGGGGTCTGCCCGATCCCCGCAACACCCCAGAGCCGCTCGATTTCGTCCGGGTCGAACCCCCGACCCTTCAAATACTTGCGGTGCGCCGGCCCCATAGGCTCGATGAAGTCCGGTAACTTTAGCGTCCCGGCATGCCGTTGCCGGGGCGGCCCCGCTATACGGTCCAGGCCATCTATTAGCGCCCGAACGCGGCCGTAGGGTAGCCCCAGGGCCGCCAATAGGTAATCGACAACCCGGACCCATCCGCAGTTCCAGCACGATAGATAACCCTTCGCCAAGTTGTACCCAAGGCGGTAGTGGCCGGGCCGGTTGCAAAGAATGCAGTCAAGCTGAATCCAACCCGACCGGCAGTGCTCATGGCCCTCGGCGAGATATGGAATGCGATACTCATCAAGTAATTCGGTGAACTTCATTATCGGCCTCGATGATTTGTTTCATATAGTTGACTAGAACCTTTTTCATGGACTCGTGGCGACGGGCGCACACCGCCTTGAAGCGGTCGAAGATTTCTATTGGCACACCGGCGATGATATAAGTGTGCAACCGCCGTCGGTTCTGCTCATCACGTTTTAACCGCATCACTCACCTCGCTCATGGTTGTTCTCCGAGGGCGGCACGGGTTGGCTGTCGGTCTAAGTTGCGGCGGCTTCGCCATCCGTGGCCCCTTTCAGTCGTTCCACATCGGCCCGCAAGGCGTCTAGTTTGTCGTTCAAATGCTCCTCAAGTTTCAATAGCGTCTGGTTGGACTCTTCGAGCCGCGCGCACTCGTTCAGCAGTGCGGCAATGCGGTCGATGTTCTTGGTTTCGCCTTCACACATTAGTACACCGTCGCACCAAAGCGATGAGCCGTGTCTATCAGACACAACTGCCCACGTTCCCGCTGGCGTGGCGGGTTTGGCCAAGTAGTGCGTTGCCAGCAATTTCGCGTCAGCGAACCACAGCCAGGTCTCACGCTCTGGATTCTCGTCGTAATCGGCGATCAGTCGTTCCGCCGCCGCTCGCAGTTCTTCGCTCATTTCTTCCCCTTGGATTTCAGGTCGCGGGCGAGGCAGTAGCGAGCAATCAATAGCAGGTCGTCGCCCGCATCAAGAGACAGCATTGTCTGCAACTGAAACTCTTGATCTACCTTTGCTTCAGCCAACTTCAGTTTGACTGCCAGCCGCTTCAACGCGGCCCGGTAGGCGCGGTCACTTGGCTTTCGCATGGCGTGCCTTCCTTACGGCGATGTATCTTTGTGCTTCAGCAATCTCATTTCGGTAAGTGTTTTCGATGGCCATGCCGATGATGTTCCCAGTAGTCAAGCCAGTCTTTACCGCACGTAAGCGAACTGCCATTTGCAGATAGTCGGGCAGGTCAATTATCATTCGCGGCCTGCCAACATCGCCTACCGTATGGTTTTTACTTCGTGCCATGTTTTGCTCCCTTCTTGGGTTTGCTTCTCCGCTCCGCTTCCGCCTGCGCGGCGGCTTTGGTGGCGAACGTCTTGCACTTCCCCTGACTGTCCCACAAAATCCAACCGCCGCACTCTCTCGCCCAAATTACGAATCGCGGATCACATTCATACTCCGTTGCTTTCCACTTCAGTTTCGCCATGTTCATCCCTCCCTTTGGCGGTGCATCCAGCATTGGTTATGCACCCAGAAGTTTGCGAAAAAGATTACGAGATAATCACCCAGGGCCAGCGACCGACCGCAGAGAACGCATGGAACCTTAGCCAACTCGACTCGCTCGGCTTGCTCGGGCGTGTCGGAATTCTCGGTCGCCATGTTCATCCCTCCGGGCGATTTGCGGCAGCGGAGCGATGGCTTTCCATGTAAGCCGCGCATTGGCGTGCTTCTATGATCTGATCGTCGTCGGGCGTGTTCTTGCCCAATCGAATACGTTCGTTGATCCACGCACGAATTGCGCCCGGCGCGGCTGCATCACGGCCGAGCAAGACAAAGAGCATTTCAGTCGGATGCGCTTTGCTGAGACAGCTTCGCGGGTCAGTCGTTTCCAAGTTCTTAATCATGTCGTCCCTCTCTCCTCTCACGGGCGATTGCTTCACCGCCACGGCGGCTCGGGCAAGTAATCCTCGGCGCTACCGTGGCATTGTAATTGGCGAAAACTGGCCATGCTTCCTTCGGCATCTTTGGCATATGCGTGGTGGCGAAGGCTTAGTCTTGGGGAAACCACTGCCGCACGCTTGGCATTTCCACCACCACACCTTCCGGGCAGCAACCAACTTGTACTTCGCCGAGTAACGCTTGCTGCCTTCGAGTATTTGCTTCACTGCGGCAACCCGCGCTGCCGGAGATATGTCAACTTTGTTTGGCATGTTTCAGTTTCCCCTTCGAGCCGCCGCACTTCCGCCCAAAAACTACTCAGCAGGTGTCTTGGTTTTGGCCCGATCCTTGAAATATCCGATGTCCGATAGATACATTCGCCGATCATCTTCGGGATAAACACAATGCTCTTTGCTGAACAGGTCGCATTCAACGAGCCAAATAGACCAAGGCTGAATATCGCCGTATGCCCCCCTAATGCGAACGGCTTCGACAATATGCACAGAGTAGCGCTTGTCTTTGCCATGTCCGCAATTTTGCACCCACATCGAAACGTCTTGATCCAATGATTCGGCCGGTGCCTTATTCAGCGCCTCACGCAACTCTCTTAGTGTCATCGCTCTCCGTCTTTCGTGTTAGTAACTCACTCTGTTTGTAAACCAGTTCCGCCAGCCCCATCACGAGCTCGACCTATTGTGTCGTCTGCTCGCGTTTAGACACACCTGGCATTGCTTGCGAACAGATATGGTGTCCTCAAGCCACCGGTTGGGGTCGATTACTTCCCCTGAACATAAAGCTCTTGCAGCGTTGCCGTCGCTTACAAGAAGATGGATAGTTATTCCCGGCATTTCATCAAACTCCTGCTGGGTCAGTTTACCTTCCATTTGTCGTCCTCTTCACCGTAAAGCCGCCGACTCCATCAAGCGGAGTAATCACTTCGCCGCGCGGCAGTATCGCAAAGCGGCCTTCCTCACCGTCCACCGAAACGGCCGCGCCGGTCAGGTCTAGGCCAATCGGTAAGCCGACGAACCGGAATGGCAATTTGCATTCAGCGCACACGATTCGGATGTCAGCTTGGTAGCGTTTGATCGGGCCGTTATCGACCTCTGACATCCGGTTGATTGTGGCCGCAACGTCAAAGTTCTCATGCTCACACATTCACTTCTCCTCGGGCGTATTGGAAATTGAGGCCATTCGCTCGAATAGCTCATTGAACACCGACAAACCACCCCGATCAATGCCACCATCAAGCACCTGATCGAGTATTCGTTGCTTCTTCTGTAGGATGGCACACAATACTGTTTCAATCGTATTGCGGGCCACCAGGTAATACACGTTCGCGGCGTTCTTCTGGCCGATGCGGTGAATACGATCCTCGGCCTGTGTATGGCTGGCCGGGTCCCAGGTTAGCTCGGCGAACGCCACTGTGTTTGCGGCCGTGCCGTTCCAGCCGACGCCGGCCGCCACGATATTGCCGAACATGATTCGGATTCGCTTGTCATGCGAGAACTGATCGATCATCTTCTGCCGGTCCTTACCAACTACCTCGCCGTCGAGTAGCACACTAGCCGGGAACCGCTCATGCAGCGGCCGGAGGATTTTCTTGTGTATCCCAAAAACAATTAACTTGCCGTCGGTAGCCATCAAAAAGTCTTCGATCCAGTCAATAACCGACCCCATCTTCAACCGCGCCGCCAGTCGCTTCAGGTAGCCGATCTGCACCAACTTCTCGGCCCGCTCCGATGGCGACTTGCCGGGTTCGTAGGTTTTCAGCCAGGCAAAAAAGTTGGTCATGGCCTTTTGGTACTGGCCCCGGTCCTTAATATCGACCGGGATAATTGTGCGGGTTTTCGCCGGCAAATCCTTTAATACATCCTTCTTCAGCCGACGGACCATGCCAAGCCGGTTCAACTTTTTGTTGAGGTGGGGCAGGTTCGCCGCGCCCTTGAACTTCCAGACACCGAACACCTTCTCGGGCTGGCAGTATTTCCACCCGAAGTCCAGCATCGACGGGAACTCCTCCGGCCAAAGGACGTGGCACGCCGAGAACAACTCTATCGGCCGGTTCTTCATGGCGGTGCCCGATAGCGCCAGAACGTGCGGCACGGGCTTGCATAGCCGGTGGAACGCCCGCGTGCAGCGGGCCTGCATATTGCAGATTTTCTGTACCTCGTCGCCAATGACCAACTGCGGCTCCAAGTGCAGTAGCCACCTCACCCAGGCATAAAGGATGTCGTAATTGATAATCAGAACACACCGCTTAGATATGAAACCTGAGTTAATGCGCGGCGGCCGGGTTGTTTCGAGTATCTCGGCCCGCAGGTTCAGGTGCTTCGACGCCTCGTTGGCCCAGTTCCACTTCACGGTCGCCGGGCAAACAATAACCGCCGGCCCGGCCGGGTAGAGGTAGCGCCGATACCACGCAAGGGACTGGATCGACTTACCCAGGCCCTGCTCGTCACCGAGCAGACCACGGCCGCCCGTTGACTCTAGCTTGAGTACGCCGATTTCCTGGTATGGATAAAGGGGTGTCATTATTTAACAACACATTTGACATGGGCACGGCGGCTATAACCGCCGTCATGGTACGAATTGCCATAGGTGATGTCCTTGTTACAAAGGCAGCACCTGTGCATTGTCAGGCATGTTCTTACTGGGTATTTTCTAAGCCGTTCTTTTCTACTTATTTTCATCGCAGTGCCCTTCGTTGTTTGCGGTTGAGTTTGGCTTTCGACAGCTTGAACTTGCAAGCAGCCTTTACTATCGGTGGTTCCTTGATGCCGCCTGCAACGCACTTCCAGTTCATTACCGACAACGATGAATCCCCAACTATCAAGGTGCCGGCAGTCCCCTCATCGCCAACTTGAACCGGGCGAATGCCCCGCAGAAACTGCCGCTCTACTTCTGCCGCCATTTCCTCGCCGGCCTTCATCATTTTGATTTCATCGACGCGGATTTCGTGCATAGCAATCACACGCGCGGTCATCGCAGTGCCCTCCGGATTTCCGAAAACGACGCGGCGATCATGGCCGCCGACCAGCCAAGGTCTTTTAGGTAACGGCGGATGGCGGTGCGGTACTGGCCGGCGCTATCCGAGCCCCGCACGGCCAGGGCGTGGTGAATATCCATCGGCGTCTCAAACACCAGCCGGGCCACCGTCCGCGCCTCGTCGGACAGGCCGCCGAGCCAGCTACCCAGATCGAATGCAGGCGGCGTTGGACCAACCAATTCATCGAGGTAAATCACCTCGCGGTCGATGCGGCGGTTGGCATGCATATACTGCCGCTGCTTTTCGAGGAGCTGCCAGTAGATATAACCGCGCACATAAGTCACAAACGAGGACCGTGACCCGTCCCATTTTCGGTAGGCATCCATAAACCATAAACTTGCATCGGCCATATGGTCCTCGAAACTGCCGCCGTAGCGGCGCATGAAGATTGCCACGGCGTTGCCGATCAACCGCCGCACATCCAGGTAGGTCGTTTCCACCGCCGCTCGGCACATTGCACCATCTCCATAGTATTATCGGGTAGTCGTTATATGAAACCCTATATCCGGGTCAAGCCGGGATTTTCCCGGCCACCGGCAGCATTCGACCGAACTCCCGAAGATAATCCATCTGATACAACGCCGGGGCCTTCTGCGCTATCAGCGAGAAGGCCGCCAGTAAGTCCCAGGCCGATGGTGTCCGCATCAACCCCAGCTCCGAGCGGCCCCGCTGCTTGAACGCGGCATCTACCTCCAGCATGCGTGACGGGGCAACCAGACCCCGCCGCCCGGCCGCCATTAGCAGGCGGTCGGCCTCGGTATCATCCAGGTCCACACCCTTGCGGTCGATGATGTAGGCCGGCACCCGCCGGAGCAGGCCGGCGGCAATGTCCATAGCACCCGTTACCTTTTCGGGGATGGCAAAGCCACCGGTGTGCTTATGCTGCAGTAGCGGGGTATCGAGTACCGTCGAGTACTGCTCGCCGTCATTAGTTATCTGAACGCCCAGGAGAATTTCCACATTGCGCCGTCGGCTATTCCAGTTGATAATGCCGATGAAGGGAGCAAACACCGAAAAGGGGGGAGAGTATCGATCCAGAAGGATCGCCGCCGCCATATCCGATTCGTACCGGCCGAGAGCATAAGTAGCGGCGGGCGTGGGGCCGCACCAGTCGCGGGCCTGGGCCTGCGCTATAATCTCATGCAGTAGCTCGTGGTGGGGAATTCCCGTCCACGCGGCTCCGGCCGAGATCGGCGGCCGGAGCCTGATGCGCCGCAGGGCGGCCACATCATAAGGCAAAGTATCGGGTCCGTAGATCATATCACCTCCACTTGCCAGTACGGCACGCTGATCGGAGCCTTCCGGCCGAGGATTTCCACCGCCACCGTGACGATAGGTTCGGCCCCCGGCCGTGGCTCATCGATTTCTGTTACGGCCCCGAAAGTGCCGCTGTAGTTCCCCCGAACTATTTTGACCTGGTCCCCAATCTCATAGGGGATCATCACCCGCGCCTGCCGCACGGCATTGGTGCGGGTCACCCGGCAATCCGCCAGGAGACCCAGCACCTCATCCTCGGCAAGCGGTACGGGCCGCTCGTCGCTCGGCAGCAGGCCGAACGTGCCGGCAATGCCCCGGAGCATTCGCACCACCGGCGGTATCGGATTAAGCTCGACAAACAAATACCCGCCGTACTTAGCGCGGGTGCGGGCCTGCCACTTCTTCCGCAGCAGCACCCGCGTAGTTTCGGTCGGCACCAGGACATTGCCGACCGCCCGTTTCAACCCGGCCTCGATCGCGCCGTCGCGGATGTCGGCCGCGATGTTATTCTCACGGCCCCCGTAGACCATAAGTGCATACCATTTCCGCTTCATGCGCCGGCCTCCGTTAGAGAATCTTCGCCCGCGTTTCGTTGACCTGTATGCCCAGGTGCTTGAGCATCTTATTGCCCTTCACCGCATTCCAGACCTTGATGGTGAGAATGCACAAAGCCTCGCTCGGGGTTTTGCGAACGGCCGACTGGTCCTTAATCATCAGCGCCCGCAGTTTGAACTCCGGCATCTCCCGCAGTAAGTCCTCGCCAACGAGAACCCGCGAAAAGAACTCCTCGGCCAACTTTTTGCTGCGGGCCGCAAATATGCAGTGCAGCGCCCCCATGATTCCCGATGGGTACTTAACGGTGTGCGGCAGGTGGCGAATGAACTCCACCGAGTCGCGGAGGGTGGGATTATCTTCAAGGTACTTGACCATAGTCACCGCGCTAAACCGGCAAACCGATGCCAGCGATGCCCCGGTAGTGACCGCCTGGTGCCAGCGAACGGCTGCTGCCAGACTGGTGTAGGACTTCTCGCCGTGCCGCGCCAGAACGTCGGCAAGGCTACGTGATTTCCCCTGGTCCACCGTGTCGTAGCTTTCGGCGCTGAGGCCCCGCGCGACATAGCACTTGATGGCCTTACCCGCCTTGATAATCGCGGTCAAGCGGTGCTGGCCATCAACCAGCGTGCCGTCGCCGTTGAACTTAACCGATTCACCATTCAACTCCCACTGGTCGGCGATGATAGCCGCAGCTAAAGTGGCTGCGTGCCGCTGTGAAAGCGGCCGGTTGCAGGTGTTGTGCTTGAGCCACTCGGTGGCCTTTTCGGGCGTGATAACCTCAACTCGCATCTCAACGGACATGGTTAGTCCTCCTCGGGTTATGCAGGGACCGGTGTGGCCCCTACTGGTTTTCCTTGCGCAGGCGATTGTACTCGTCAATGATCTCGTCCTCGGTCACGTCGCGGTCCGCGCCGACCGGGATAGTTGCGTCCTCAAGGCGGGGCGGTTCCTCGTCGTCCCATGTAAAGAAGGGATCGAAGATGGGCGGCACAATGATGTCGCTACGCTTTGGCACTGCGTCCTCCCGTTTTTGGGTTAGTTTCTAGTTTGGAAATGTACTTCTTAGGGTCTTTCTGCGCGGCCGGGTCAATGAAGCGAATAGCCTCATCGCCATTGTCAAACTTTACAAGGTATGTGTTGTCGCCGATAGCCATAGCTCGGATGATCGTTGCCTTGCCTTCAATGACAAGCTGGCCATTGATGTTTCCGTTCAAGACCGTTACCCGGTCCCCAATGTGAAATGAGTATCGTTTACGAGCCATTGAATCCTCGGGTTAGAAGTTAGGGCGATGGATTTGGTTAGTCGTTTCCTTCCGGCTTGGCCGGGGTTAGTTGTACCAAGTTCCAACATTACCACTGGGCTGTTTACCATTATCGATTATCCGACGGCAGAGAGATTCCATTCCAACTTGGTCGCTGCCGGTATGGCACCACACAAGCCGGTAGAACCCATCGGTAACTTCTGCATCGAAACAAAGCCCGCCCGTAGTTTGGCGAGGCGTTACCCGATACTTCATCCCGTGGTAATCCATCTTTATCCCCTTTTTCGGCGGCCGGTTTTCGGCCCCGTTACCTAGTTATAGGCCGGTAATACCCGGAAGGCAAATCCCGGCGCAAAGAATTATCGGAATTCCCCCAGCCCGGCCGCCCCGAAAAATACCGGGGATTCCGTAACACCTAGAAGGATTGCGGACTTACGACGAAGAAACAAGTATTCTTGCAATTCCGATTTGCCTTCGGCCTATTACCGGCCTATAACTAGGTAGTAGCGGGAACGACCCCGCGAACAACTAACGCCGGCTTAGCCGGTATGGATGAATGATGACCGCGATTCGCAAACCTTCATTTACGCCGAACGAAATGTACCTGGTAGGTGACGCCCTGCTGAAGGCGGCGTCAATTATGGACCGCGATCACACCAAGTACCCGACCGCCGGGTACGATCAGAAGGCAGCCGCATTTCGCACGTTGTTCCAGCGGGTGGGCGACTATCTGGATGCCCGCAGCAAAAAATAACGACGCCGACTACCGGCCCCGCACCGCCCGCCGGGCCGATGGTCGCCGCCGCTAACTACGAGGGAATCATGGCAACCGCAACCCCGATCAAATGGCGCAAACTTGCGCCGACCGAAACATACCGGGGGCTGTACGGCATCGAATGCCGGGCAGGCAAGCACACTGTGCTGCAAGCCGTAATTGAAGATGATACCATAACGGTCACCAACGACCCTGATCAGGGCAAGCGATGGTCTTGTGGGATTTCCAGCGGCGGTGGATTTCAAGGTTTTGATACCGCTAAAGACGCCCAGGAACGCGCCGTAGCATTTGCCACTGGCAGCGGGTGATAACGACGCCGATTACCCCGGCCGTTTTCGCCCGCCGCCGGGATGGTCGCCGCCGCTAACTACGAGGGAATCATGGCAACCGCACCACACCGCCGAATGACAAAGTCTGAAGCAACCCAACTACGCGCAGCGATCAACCGCCTGCATTATCTGGAAATCGTCCACGAGGCCAGTGACCAGTACGGCATAGCCGCACAAGATTGGCGCACCGGGAACGGAATAGTACTGTCAAACCTTGCCGCCCTTACTTACCTGAAAACGCATGGCGCGGACAAGTACCTAGCGTCAAAACATAACCGCTAACGACGCCGACCATCGGCCCGGCACCGCCCGCCGGGCCGATGGTCGCCGCCGATAACCAAACGAGGGCCTTACGATGCCAGAAGTGACCGATTCATCCAACCCCAGGCAAAAGGCCATCTATGATCAAATGGCCGTGTCCGCCCGGTGCGACTGCTACTGCGACCACCCCTCATCAAGCGGCCGGTGCACAACCCGCCGCGACGGCCCCGGTAACTGGGGTGTAGCCGACCCGACCCACTTCCCCGGCCAGGTCGCCATTTGCTCCGCATGCCGCGCCGAGTGCGCATGCCACAAGGGTGAGCGGATCAACGCGGACGCGGCGGATGAAGCCGCCATCGATGCAGTACTCGGAACGTAAAACGACGCCGACTACCGGCCCCGCACCGCCCGCCGGGCCGATGGTCGCCGCCGCTAACTACGAGGGAATCATGACTACAAAACCAAAACGCCGCTCGGGCGATATTCGGCAGGACCGAACGCCCGAGGAAAAACTTCTACACCTAGCCAAGGTCCTGCGGGCGCAGGCATCGAAATGGAGCGCCACATACGCCAACGGTGCCCTACTTGATGTGGCATACGCCTTTAATGTCATCGCCAATGAGATCGACCCAGATAACACATACACCGACTGAATAAGCCTCGTCCCCCACCCGATAATACCTGTAAAGGGAGACCGCGCAATGGCAACCACAGCAAAACCAACCCAACCAACAACCGAGCGGCAGCCGGGTGCATACCCGTACCGCAACAAGAAAATGTACATCGCCCGCGTGAAGGCCCATCGCAAGGCCGATGAACTGGTTCGCGGTGTGACCTGGGAATCGAACGGTACTCAGCAGGGCTGCGCAGTGGGGTGCACATTGCACACCTACGACCACGGCAGATACCCAGAACTTCTCGGGGTGCCCGAACAGATTGCTCATCTCGAAGATTGGTTATTTGAGAATATGCCAACGAACCATCTAATGTGGCCCGAACGATTCCTAAGCGCAATTCAGGAAGGAGCGGACCTTAGTAAGGTCTACCCACAATGGGTTGTGCGAACTTTGAAACGACGGCTGGTCTCCCTCGGTAACAATGATGAACCTTGGCATAAACAATGCAAAGAAGCGATTGAAGGTGTTTGTCGCCTTTTCGAGAATGGAATGCCTACCGAAGCCGCCGCCAGAGCCGCCGAAGCCGCCGCCTGGACCGCCGAAGCCGCCGCCAGAGCCGCCAGAGCCGCCAGAGCCGCCAGAGCCGCCAGAGCCGCCGCCGGGGCCGCCGAAGCCGCCGCCAGGTCCGCCTGGACCGCCTGGACCGCCGAAATAAAACACCAGACAGCCGATCTAATCGAACTACTCAAGGCCGCCCCAGTAATAGGAGCCATCAATTGACCACTATCCACGCCATCGCTGGCCCCGGCCCAATACAGCTGGACGCCATCACCCTCCCGGCCCTGTCCGAATGGGTCGAGGAGACCCGAGACCACTACCGAGTCAAAAACCGCTACGTATCATACACCGCCCTGATGCGGCTCGCCGGCAATGTCGTGCCCGCCGTAAAAACCCCGCTAGTCACAGCACGGATGCGATCATTGTTCAGCGAAGAGCTAGACGCCGAACGAGCCGCGCTGCGAACTATGATCTGGCCCCCGCAAAAATAAACCTCGGATTTATTTGCAAAGTCGCAAGTACCATCCGATAATACTCAAGCCAGCAGGACACAACCCTAACCGGAGAACTAGACGATGAAACTTTCTGAATCCGCAGCACGCAGCATGGTGACCGCCATCGGCTACCACACGGTAGATAAGTGGAATTCCGACATGCTCGCGGTCAAAATCAATGAGCTACTGACGGTTATCGACGACGAAACCGCCGTCAAGGGCACCGACGAGGACGAAGCCAACTACGACGCCGTGGTCAAGGCCCTGAAGGCCAAAAAGAAGATCGAGATCATCGCCGACGAGGAAACCGACGAGGAGGAGGCCCCAGCCCCGGCCAAGAAAAAGAAGATCGCCGCCGCCAAACCCGAAGCGGACGATGAGGACGAGGACGAGGACGAGGAAGAAGAGTCGGACGAGGACGAGGACGAGGACGAGGACGAGAACGAGGACGAGGACGAGGACGAGAACGAGGACGAGGACGAGGACGAGGACGAGGACGAGGAAGAGGAAGAGGAAGAAGAAAAAACCGAAACCAAACCCGCTAACAAAAAGGACAAGAAAGCCGTGAAGAAGACCACCACCAAACCCGCACCGAAGGCCGCCGCAAAGAAGAAGCCGGCCGCCAAAGCCAAACCCGACACCGTGGAACGCGACAAATGGGGCTCGAAAGTCGGCTCCGAAGCCGCCGCCATCAACACAGTGCTAATGAAGGGCAAGGCCCTCAGCCTGCCCGAAATCCGCGAGAAGACCGGCAACGAGCACAACTGGGTGTGGAACCACCTCAACCTCAAGCTGGTGAAAGGTGGGTTCATCACCCGCCTCAAGGACGGCAAGTACAAGGCAAAATAGAACCCCCGATAATACTACGGGGAGCGTTTAGCCGCAACGGACCTCGCTAAATACAACCACCCCGACCAACGGCGGGATTCGCTGCGCAAGGCAACCCAAGGACGGGCGGGGTGGTTTTAGGATGGGTAGGGAAGTGGCTATAACCCTGAAGTGCAACTAGAAGGGGTTAGTGTGGTGCACCACAACACTAACCGCTCCGCAGGTTCGAATCCTGCTCCATCCATTAGTGCTTTCTTGACGATAGGTTGGTGGTGCGGCAACAAGCCACGAACCTAACCGCGACACCTGGACTAGTGGTCGCCAGTGGAAAGCCGAAACCCTATGTAATACCGCAACCGAGCGCTCGGTGTTAGCGGGGCCGTAGGGTGGGAAACCACCATTTCACTTCAACGGAATAACTAATGACCATACGAATCAACCGCGCCGACTTCCTACGCCAGCTTGAACTGGTGACCCCCGGCCTATCGCCAAAGGAAGTTGTGGAGCAATCCTCGTGCTTTGTATTCCGGGGCGGCATGGCCCTGACCTACAACGACGAGGTCGCCTGCCGCGCCAAGTCGCTGCTCGATACCAACATTACCGGGGCAGTGAAGGCCGCGCCCCTGATCAAAATCCTCACCAAGATGACCGAAGAGGAAATCGAGATCGAGCAGGGCAACGGTGAACTACTCATCCAGGGCAAGCGGCGCAAAACCGGCATCCGCATGGAAGCCGAGATCACCCTGGGCGTCGGGGCCGTCGAGCGGCCGACTACCTGGGTGGATATACCGGCCGAGTTTGGCGAGGCCGTTTCAATCGTACACGAGTGCGCGGCACGGCAAAACGAAGTCAGCTTCGTACTAACGTGTGTGCACATCGCGCCCGGCTGGGTAGAGGCGTGCGATAACTTTCAAATAACGCGCTACGAGCTACCCACCGGGCTTAAAAAACCCGTCCTGGTGAAGTGCGATGCGATCAAGGCCATCGGCAAGTTATCCATGCACAAGTTGTCCGAGACGCAGGCATGGATTCACTTCAAGAACAAGGCCGGCGTAGTGCTGTCCTGCCGGCGCTACGTCGAGGATTACCCCGACCTGGCAACCGGCTTTAACTTCGAGGGAGCGCCGGCCACCCTACCCAAGGGCCTGATCGAGGCGTGCGACAAGGCCAACGTATTCTCCGAGGAAAACGCCACCGATAATAACCGAGTGCTGATTCAGCTACGACCCGGCGAGATGCGCGTGAAGGGCACCGGCGCATCCGGCTGGTATAGCGAGGTCAAGAAGCTGAAATACAACGGACCGCCGATATCGTTCATGGTATCGCCGAAGGTTTTGATGGAGTTGGTCAAGCGCCACATCGACTGCGAGGTGACCAGCACCAAGCTCAAGGTGGTATCTGGCCGCCTGACCTACTGCGCCTTTTTGTTCAACACAGATAAGGAGAAGTCGGAATGAAAGTTCAACCAATCGGAAACAAAATCCTGGTCACACCGGATCGTCCGGCCGACCGCTCCAAGGGCGGAGTCTATCTACCCGATAACCCGCGCCGTAAGACCCAGCAGGGCCGCGTCAAGGCCATAGGAACGGGCCGTGTAGCCGACGACGGCCGAGTGATCCCTATGTCGGTCGCGGTGGGCGACGTGGTGGTGTTCCGCCAGCACAGCGAGCAGAAGGCCGAGGATTACCTCAGCGAGGACATCATAATCACGGACGACGACGTACTCGCCAGGATCGAGAAATGAACGAGGGGTTTTTCAGCCGCGCCGCCCTGCCTATGGCCAAGGAGCCGCCGTCGCTAATAGCAAAGTGCGGCACCTGTGGTTTGTACAAAGGGTGCCAGTCGCCGAAGATGCCGGTATCGGGAAAGGGCCGGCGGCGCATCCTTATAGTTGGCGAGGCCCCCGGCGAGAACGAAGATGCCCAGGGCAAGCAGTTCGTTGGCGATAGCGGGCAGCGGCTGCGGTCGGCCCTTCGTAAATTTGGCATCGACCCAAACGAGGACTGCTGGTTCACCAACGCACTTTCGTGCCGCCCGCCGCGCAACCGCACTCCAACCGAGAAGGAAATTAACTACTGCCGACCATTGGTGGTGAAGGCCATCAACGAGCTAAAACCCAATGTTATTATCCCCCTCGGCGGGTCCGCCGTTCGCAGCGTCATCGCCCACGCCTGGCGCGACGACATTGATGCCATCACCCGCTGGGTCGGGTGGGGAATACCCTCGCAAAAGTTGAACGCCTGGATATGCCCATCATACCACCCAAGTTATTTATTGCGAATGAACGACCCAGTGCTGGACCGGGACTTCGAGACGCACATTGCAGCGGCGGTTAAAATAACCAAACCTCCGTGGCGTGCCTTGCACGCAGTGCCGGATTACAAAAACGATGTAGATATCGAAATGGACGATAAGAGGATTGCCAAGTGGCTTAGAGTGATAAAACGCAAAGGGTTAGAGTTTTCCTGGGATATTGAAACCGACCGGCTAAAACCGGACGATAAGGACGCTACGATCATATGCTGCTCGGTGTGTGCATACCACCACGACTGCCGTGCCTTCCCTTGGCACGGTAAAGTCATCCCCGCAATGAAACAGCTACTCCAATCCGATAACCCTAAGTATGGCTATAACTGCAAGTTTGAAAGTCGCTGGGCAAAAAGGCTCCTTGGAGTGGATGTAAAGAACTGGGTCTGGGATGGAATGATTGCCGCCCACGTTCTCGATAACCGCGCCAGCATTACCTCGCTCAAGTTCCAATCGTTTGTGTTACTCGGCCAGGGCGACTACGACTCGCACATCAAGCCGTACCTGGAGGGAACCGGCGGCAATGGACGCAACCGCATTCGAGAGCTTGACCTTTCAGCGCTGATGCTTTACTGCGGCATGGACTCCTTAATGGAGTACAAGATTGCAATTAAACAAATGGAAATGATGAAGCATGGCGGCATATGTCTGTAAGGCCCACTGCCTGGGGCCGCACGGCGAGGACTTCATCCTCTATGCCGATACCATCCCCGAGCTGCACGCCGCGTGCGCCGGCGTCCTGAGCCGCGCACGCTACCATAAATCACCGCCGTGGGTGGTCCCGCACTATTTGCTATCCAAGCGGCAGGCGGGCCGCTGTAGGCAGGAAAACGGGGCCGTGGACGGCCAGGATAACGAGCACGCCGAGGAAATGAACGAATGCCGACGGTGGTGGCGCAGAGCCACCGCTAAACGGCTGATTGAGAAACGGAGGTCGAAGGTGGAACTAAACCCACGGAACAAGAAAACCAAGAAACTCAGCACGGCCACGTTCAATAAAAACCTAAAATACAGGAAGCGAAAAGGTTTGTGTATTCGCTGCGGCAGAAAACCATGTGTGTGTAAATGAAGGCAACCCGCCACGACGGCTGATCGAGAGAGGTAAATCATTCTGATGAACTACGATCCACAAAAATCTGACAACGATATAGTAGCACCCTTTGTGCGGGGTGTTATAACCGGATTACTTGTACTGATACTTCTGTCGCTTTGGATGATCGACGGAACACTAAAAGCAATATTAGCCAAATGAAAGCAACCCGCCAAGATGCACTGAAGCTGCTCATGGACGCCAGCGAGTGCCTGGCCGACATCGAGCACGCCGGCATCCGCGTTGACACCGAGTACCTCAACCGCACCCTGGCCGAGACCGCCGACAAGATATCACGGGGGCAGGCAAAGCTCCGCACGCATAGCCTCTACGAGAAGTGGCGACGGGCCTACGGCGAGCGAACCAACCTCGGTAGCCGCGAGCAGCTTGCCAAAATGGTGTTTGGCAAGGAGGGCCTGAACCTGCCCTCCAAAGGAATGCTCACCGCAACCGGGCGGGTGAAGGCCGATGTAGCAGCGCTCGAGCACCTTGATCATCCGTTCGTTAAAAAGTACCTCCAGATCGAAAAACTCAAGAAGGCCCACGGCACCTATCTCACCGGCATCCACCGCGAGGTCTGCAACGGCTACCTGCGGCCGTCGTTCAATATAAACCTTGCCGCCACCTATCGGCTCTCCTCATCGAACCCCAACTTCCAAAATATGCCGATCCGCGACCCCTTCATTGGCGAGTTGATCCGCCGCTGCTTTATTGCCCGCAATGGCCACCAGTTAGTCGAGATTGATTACGTTGCCATCGAGGTCCGGGTTGCCGCATGCTACCACCGCGACCCCGCAATGATCGAGTACATTAAAGACCCGTCGAAGGACATGCACCGAGATATGGCGGCGCAAATCTATATGGTGCCGCCCGACGGGGTCGAGAAAATGGTTCGGTTCGCCGCCAAGTCCTACTTTGTATTCGCCCAGTTCTATGGCGACTATTACCTTCACTGCGCCAAGGGCCTATGGTCGGCTATCGACCGGTTGAGCCTACAGTACAAGGGCAAGTCACTTAAGGAGCATCTCGCTCGCAAAGGAATCTCCAAGCTCGGCGCGTGCGACCCCGAGCAGGACGCCCGGCCCGGCACATTCGAGTACCACGTCAAAAAGGTCGAGGAGGATTTTTGGGGCCGCCGCTTCCAAAAGTATGCCAATTGGAAAAAAACCTATCACGCCAAACAACAGGCCAGGGGTTACTTCGACACCTTCACCGGGTTCCGCATCCCCGGCTACCACAAGCGCAATGACGTTATTAACTATGGCACGCAGTGTGACGCCAGCCAATGCACGCTTAAATCCTGTATTCTGCTCAACAAAGCACTGAAGAAAAGGCAGATGAAAAGCCGCATCGTTGGTATCATTCACGACAGTATTGTGGGTGACGTTCATACCGACGAAATTCAGGATTACCTGTCACTGGCCGATAATATCATGACGCGGCGAATACCGAAGTTATGGCCGTGGATAATCGTGCCGCTGGAGATCGAGGTGGATGTTTCCCCGCCCGGCGGCTCGTGGTTTGACAAAAAGCCCTGGGTCGAGTTAGGCACCAACCTCTATAACTGGGGTCCAAAATGAAAGGCCTGTTCCGCATCATCGTGGCCGGCACCCGGACGTTCGACGACTACCCGCGCCTTAAGCGGGTTCTCGATAGCCTGACCCGGAATATCCGCCCGGAGACCGCGATCATCATCCTGAGCGGTAAGGCAGTCGGCCCCGATACTATGGGCGAGCGATGGGCGCAGGAGCGGCTGCGAACCGTCACCAAGGGTGAGTTTCACCGAGGTCACTGCCAGAACTATTACCCCGACTGGAAACGTCACGGTAAAAAGGCCGGGATACTCCGCAACGTTGAAATGGCCCAGAACGCCGATGCCCTGCTGGCGATATGGGACGGCAAGTCGCCCGGCACCAAACACATGATCGCCGAGGCAACCCGGCGAGGTCTGAAAATCCGAGTAGTGAGGTTTTAATGCCATCTGAGTTCTATAAAAAGTACCGCCCCAAAACCTTCAAGGAAATACGAGGCCAGCCCGAGGCCTGCAAGACGCTCCACGCCGCCATCAAGGCGCGGAACGTCCCGCACTCGATTCTGTTCTCGGGGCCATCGGGCACTGGCAAAACGACTATGGCCCGCCTCATGGCAACCAAGCTGGGGTGCAGCACCGGCTTCGACTTCATCGAGGTCAATGCCGCGTCGAACAATGGCATCGGCGTCATTCGCGGCATCGAACAGCAAACCGGGCTGGCGGCGGTTCAGGAGTCGCGGGTGTGGGTATTCGACGAGGCCCACGAGCTTTCCACCCCGGCCCAAAACGCCCTACTCAAAATACTGGAGGATACACCGTCGTGTGTTTACTTCTTCTTATGCACCACCCACCCCGACGACCTGCTGCCCACCATCCGCAACCGCTGCACCAACATCGAAATGAAGCCCCTCAACAGTGAAACCATGCGCAGCCTGCTTGTCGATATTTGCAATAAAGAAAAACTGAATACCGACGAGAAGGTCATCAATCGCATCATCGACGTAGCTGAGGGCTCGGCGCGACGGGCGTTGGTATTACTTGAGCAGATAATGACGCTGACGCCCGACGAGGCAATCAAGGTCATCCAGTCGAACGACGTGCGCCAACAGGCCGTGGAAATCGTGAAGGCCCTGCTGCGGCCCGGTACAACCTGGCCCGAAATGGCGAAGATCATCAAGTCGGTTGACGAGGATGCCGAGAAGGTCCGGCGACTGATCCTGGCCTACACCACAACCGTCATGCTGGGGCAGCCTAAACCCGGCCGGGCCTTTTATATCATCCAGGCGTTTCGCGACTCGTTCTTTGCCTGCGGCAAGGCGGGACTGGTAGCCGGTTGTTTCGAGGTGGTGACCGCAAAGCCATAAGCAACCCCCGATAATACCTATGTACCGAACCGAAGGAATAGGTGAGCCATGACGAGCATCGAAGATCGCAGCGAACGCCGCTCTCTCATCAAAATTGATCAGGACCGCCTCGACCAGGTCTGCCTGGAGCACGCCGAGCTATATTACGAGTGGCAGGCCAAGCTCGCCAATGCCCGCGAGGCCGCCACTGCCAAGAAGAATGCCCTCGAAGTTGTCGAGGCTGAGCTCATCATCGAGTTTCATCGCAACCCCGAGAAGTGGAAGCTGCCCTCCACCACCGCGCCAGTAATTAAGGCCGCCGTCACCAGCCACCCTAAAATGAGGGCCGCCGAGGCTGAGCTACAGAAAGCCAACGAGCGAACAGCCGCCGCCTGGGCCATGATCTACGCACTCGACCACCGCAAAAAAATGATCGAGTTATCGGTCCAACTGTTTCTGGCAAACTACCGATCAACACCCTATGTCAACGGCGACGGCCGCGCCACCATGAGCGAGGGCAAGAAGAAAATCGCCCGCCGTCCCATTAACGATGAGGACGATGATGATTGAAAACATTGGCTACACCGTCATGCTGACGGTGGGCGCAACGGTCTGGCTTTACATTCTGGTCAAGCTCCTACGCTACGCCTGGTTATCCGCCGGCCGTAACTTCAGGAATGACCCCAACAACGAGGACGAGTAAATGGCTACACAGCGCGACAAGGAAAAACGCAAGGCCCGGATGGTCACCGCCGACCGCCGGCTGGCCGAGCACACAACGGAGGGCGGCCGGCTGGCGTTCAAGCTGCCGCCGGGCATCCCGGTGTTCACCCCGAAAAAGGACACCAGCCACAACATCGATATGGTGCCCTGGGACGTTGGCGAGGGCAACCCCTATGCCAACTCCGGCGACCTTTACTACGAGCGGACCTACTTCACCCACCCATATATGGGGCCGGGAAACCAGACCTTTATCTGCGCGGCACAAACCTTCAAAAAGCCATGTGCCTGCTGCGACTATCGCAACAAAGTCAGCGGCGAGAACCCCGATCCCAGCGCAGCGGTCAAGAAGTTGATCCGGTCGCTCATGCCGAAGGAGCGGCAACTTTGGTTGGTGTACGACCGCGATGACAGCAACTGCAAAACTGTCAAGGTGTGGGAAATCAGCTTCCACAACTTCGGCACCTATCTGGACGACAAAATCCAGCGGGCGAAGAACGACAAGTCCGACCCCGATGGCATCAAGTTCGCCCGGCTCAAGAAGTTCGCCGACCCGGTGAATGGCCGCACGCTCTGCGTTGGCTCCTCATCGAAAACCATCGAGGGTGGTAAGCCATTCCTGGTCTTCCCCGATATCGAGTTCCGCAAGCGCATCGAGCCCATCCCCGACGAAATCCTGGAATCGGCCTTCTGCGTCGATAACCTGATCACCATGCCCGATTACAAAAAAGTCAAGGAGGTTCTTCACCAGGCCGCGCCGGACGATGACGAGGAAAACACCGGAGCCGACGAAACCGAGGAAACAGAAACCGAGGAGGAGGAAGAGGAGGAAGAGGTCACCGCCACCTTTGCCAAGGGCGACGAGGTCGGATTCGAGTACAAGGGCAAAGCCATTACCGGCAGCATCGTCAAGGTGGACAAGAAGAACGGGCTGTACCACATCGACAGCGAGGAGCGGGACAAGCCCTATATCCTCAAGTTCGATGACGCTACCCTGGAGGCGACCGAGGCCGAGGAAGAAGTCGAGGAAGAAGACACCTGGGTTTCTTTGCCGCCCAAAAAGAAACCCGGCAAAAAGAAGCCGCCAGTAGAAGAGGAGGAGGAAGAAGAAGCCGAGGAGGAGGAAGAAGAAGCACCACCGCCCAAAAAGAAACCGGCTACAGGTAAGAAGAAACCCGCGCCGGCCGAGGACGACGAGGACTGGGGGGAAGATGAAGAAGCCGAAGAAGAAAAACCCAAAGCCAAAAAGCCCGGCGGCAAAAAGAAACCTGTTGCCGATGAGGACGAGGAAGAAGCCTTCGAGGAGGATGACGATTAGTATTCCCGAAGGCCTCAAAGACTATAGTTCTGTTGGGGCCTTCGACTTTTGAACCAAGCCGCAGGCGGATACCACAACCGATGGGCCAGTGGCTGAACTATCCGACCTGCGGTTTTACTTTACGGTGCAGCTAAAATGTCCCTTATGAAACAAGTCAAGCAGCAGCTAACCTACCTGCCGTCCAAGAAGCTGGTTGCGGCGGCCGATATGGTATCCTGCGGAACCGTCATGCTCAACCTAGCGCTCACTGGCAAAACCGCTGGGGCATTCCCCAAGGGGTTCTACACCCTTCTAGTTGGCGATACCGATAGCTGCAAAACATTTCTTTGCCTTGCCACGTTCGCCGAAGCCATGCTCAAGCCAGCCTTCAAAGACTACCGTCTCATTTACGACGATAACGAGAACGGCATTCAACTTGATGTACCGCAGTTCTTCGGGCAGGCCGTGGCTGACCGTATGGAGATCGTTCGCAGCCGCTACGTCGAAAACTTCTACCGCCGCATCGACGCCGAGCTGGCGAAGAAGAAACCGTTCATTTATGTGCTGGATTCCGAAAACGCACTCAACAGCAAGGCTGCCGAAAAGAAGGCTGCCAGCAACAAGGCCCGCGCCGATGCGGGTGAGGACGAAAAGGGCAGCTTCGTCAGCCGGGGCACTGCCAAGGCCCACAGTGAAAACCTACTCCGCGTCACCAACGGACTGGAGGAAACCGGGTCGATCCTGATTATTATCTGCCAAACCCGCGACCGCATCGGCTTCGGGGCGCAGTATGACCCCAAGACCCGCGCCGGCGGCCGTGCGCTGGCATTCTTCGCCCAAATGCAGATATGGACCGAAGTACGCACCAATATCGTCAAGCAGGTGCTCGGCCAAAAGCGGCAGATCGGTATTATCGTTCGGGCCAAGGTCAAGCGGTCGCGTGTAACTGGCCGCAAGAAAACTATCGAGTTCCCTATCTACTGGTCGCACGGAATCGACAACACCGGCAGCATGGTGGACTATCTCATTGAGGAGGGTGTCTGGTCGGTCAACGGCGACCGCGAAGCTACCAACGAAGGAAAGACTGTCACCGCCGGGGATTTCAATAAGGTGCTGAAGCGAGCCAAGTTGATAGAATGGATCGAAAGCAGCCCTGCCCGCGAAAAGAAACTCCGCGACCTGGTCCGGGGCCGCTGGAACAAGGTCGATGAGGCTTGCGCTGTTAAAAGGAAGTTCCGTTATGCCTAGCACTAAAGTCGAAACTATGACCACCAGCCATGTGTCCGCGCCAGTCGTTTACGTCATGCAGCCCGACGGCATGGTTCGCATCCTACAGCGATGCGCCGTATGCGGGGAAAAGCTCCGCGACAACATCGATGAACTTGAGTCATACCAAGAAATAACCGCGCGAGGCGCGCCGGCATTTCCCTGGTGGCCGGCAGGACTGTTTATCCGGGTCGAGGGAGAGCGGCAGACTTCCTTTTCGCCGGAGCGGACTATTACCGGCGATGTCGCCGCGTTCCCGCATGACTTTTGCCTCGCCCTTGTGGAGTAAGATATGCCACGGACCTGGCTAATCTTCGACTGCAATTACATTGCATACCGCGCCTATCACACCACCAGCTACATTAAGCAGGGGGTCGTCTACGGGTTCCTCCGCGACGTGAAGGCCGCCATCGAACGGTTCAACGCCAAGCATTATGTATTTGCCTGGGACGCCGGCCGCAGCCTCCGCGAGTTAGTATACCCCGCCTACAAAGCACAGCGGAGCCCACGGCCCGAAGGAATGTCCGAGCAGATCACCGAGCTCAAAATGATCACTCTCAAGGACATTGGGTTTCGTAATGTCCTCTGGAAGGCCGGCTACGAGGCCGATGACATCATTGCCTCCTTGGTGCATAACCGAACGCCCGGCGACCAGATAATGGTCGTCACCGCCGACGCCGATATGTACCAACTACTGCACAACCAGGTCCGCCTGTTCAACCCCCGCTCGAAGAAGATTACCACACTGCAGTCTTTTGGTAAGGAGTACGGGATTACCCCGGACCTGTGGCCACGGGTCAAGGCTATCGCCGGCTGCAAGTCCGATAATATAACGGGGGTGAAGAAGGGCCTTGGCGAGAAAACCGCCATCAGTATTCTCGCCGGCCACCAGGAAAGCAGGGACGTTCGCCGCGCCTGGAAGTCGGTGGTGCTGCCGAACCTTGCCCTGACCAAACTGCCATACCCCGGCACCCCCGTCTACCCACTTCAGGATGACGCCTACGACCCAACAAAGCTGAAGGCTGCTATGGCCGAGCTGGGGGCCGAGCAGCGGCGCGAGCGCGAACCACTAACGAGGGCGTCATAGCATGGCTAAGGGCGGCCAGTTCGAGCGGGACATGTGCCGCACCCTCTCCGAGTGGTGGGTGCCGGGGCGCGACGATATATTCTGGCGGTCATCGAACAGTGGGGGCCGGGCAACCGTCCGCAGCAAAAAAGGCAAGGGCACCTATGGCGCGTATGGCGACGTGGCCGCAACCGACCCTATCGGCAAGGCCCTGCTAAAGCTAGTCACGATTGAACTTAAGTGCGGCTACGCCAAAATGCAGGCCCAGGACATCATCGACAAGCCGCGCAGCAGGGCCAGAACAATTCTCACCGGCTGGGTAATGCAGGCTAAAAAATCCGCCGACCTGGCCAAGTCGGTTTCGTGGATAATCATTCACCAGCGTAACCACCGAGTACCGATGCTGTACTGCTATGATAAGTTTTTCGGAACTGCACTTCCCCAACGATTACCAGCCCTTCGGCTGCACTGCGACGGCTCCCGCCTTGTTGGAATACCCCTCGCCCGGTTCCTGACGTGGCTCTCGCCCGATAGCGTCAAAACATTGGTGAGGTTGCACTATGATGGTCCACGATGACGGCCCGGAAGCGCCCTGCCTACCGGAAACACGGGCGGTGATTACCTGCCCCCAGTGCGGCGAAGAAACACTCACCAAGTGTATTACCACCGACCGATGGCGATGCCCGTGCGGATATGAGGAGGTTAGATGAAGGTTGTCAGCATCCAAAAAAACCAACCGATCCTCGTCGTCCTCGAAAACGGCGAAATCATCAGTTTCCAAATCCAAAGGACGGGGGCCGAGGGTGGTGCATGCCGCGTCGAGGTCCAGGCCCCGAACCACGCACGCATCATTACCGGCGTGCCCGCCAAAAAACCAACCCATGCTGTGCTGGCACTGCGAGCTCCCCAACCGGCTAATTAGGTATGGTCTGTGCTCCGAGTGCTTTTACAACCCACGTATCCGCGCCCTCTACCCCAACTATCGGCGGTGTAAGCACCGGCCGAAAACGCGGGGCAAGGTCAAAACCCTAGCCGAGCGGGCAGCGCGGGGTGAGCCCTTATGGCACCCCAAGGACGCCCAGGAGGATATGACATGACCACTAGCGAAACACTTTCGTTTTTACTCTTATGGGGAGTTGTAATAATCCTAGAAATACGATTGAACAGACTCAGCAAACGGTTTGACTGCGAGTACACACTTAAGGATGGTGAACGTGAGTTGAAGTGGCGGGCGAAAACACCCAAGGAGCTTGCCGACCTCATGCAAATAATCCACCACACCAACCTCGACCAATGACCCTTCAACGCCTCATCCTGAAAAACTTTCAGTGCCACCGCCGCCGGGTCGTAAACTTCGACCCGGCCGTTACCACCATAGTGGGGGAGTCCGATGTTGGCAAAACTGCAATCCTCCGCGCCCTCCGGCTGTTATGTCTTAACCGACCATCCGGCGAATCATACCTGTCAGATGGAACCACCGCCGGCTTTGTTCGGTTACTTGTTGATGGTAGACGTATCGAAAGACTACGGCACAATAAAACAGTATACGCAGTTGACGGAGCCAGGTACGAAGCTGTGGGGGCCGAGCCCCTTGCAGCCGTGTCTAAATTACTTCGTATTGATAGAGTCAATTTTGCACGCCAGTTGGACCCACATTTTTGGTTCTCCCTGACACCGGGGCAGGTCAGCAAAGAGCTCAACTCGATCATAAACCTGTCGGTGATCGACAAGGCCCTTGCCAATATCAAGCGCGAGTACACCAGGGCCAAAACGACCGCCGATGTTTGCCGTGATCGCCTCGCCGATGCCCGTGTCAAGAAGAAGGAACTGGCCTGGGTGCCGGCGTTCGCCGCCGACGTTGATCGGCTCGCAACCGGCGAAAAAGCCCTCGAAGAAAAGCAGGCGGTACTAATCGAACTTGGCGAAACTATCGACAGGTTAAACGTCGCCCGCGCCGAGGCCGCCCGGCCGGTCCCGATAATAACTAGGCTGGCCGAACAGCGGGCGGCTGCCGATGCCATTGCCGAGCGGAACCGTGGACTGGGAAATCTAATCCGAGAGTTAAGAGAAGCAAGGAGCATTCAATGCGCGGCACAAACGGAACTGGAAAAGGCCGAAGCGGCATTCAAAAAAGCGACGAAGAACCGCTGCCCGACGTGCGGCCAGATAATAAGGTCGTCGCCATCCTCATCAGCGACCTGCACCTCAGCCATACACCGCCCCCCGCCCGTGCGGAGCAGGACTGGTATGAGGTAATGGCTGGGTACTTAGACCAGCTTGAAACCATAGCAGCATCGCATGTTGGCGCGCCAATCATTTGCGCCGGCGACATATTCGACGATGGTTGGCGGCCCTACCGATGCCCGCCTGAACTTATTAACTTTGCAATTGAACACTTCCCACTTATGTATGCCGTACCCGGCCAGCATGACCTACCCAATCACCGCTACGACGATCTGCAGCGGTCGGCCTATTACACACTTTGCGAAGCGGGAACAATCAACAATCTGGAACCGGGTGTATCTACTGAAATCTACGGGCCGGGACAGCGTAGGCAGGCACCCCCATCTATGCGAAACATAACAGCCACCGGGTTTCCCTGGGGGTTCGACATCACGCCGGCCGAGGAAAGGTTTAGCAAGCATCAGGTAAACCTCGCCGTCATTCACAAGTACATCTGGCGGCCGGGCCACTGCTACTCCGGCGCGCCTAGCGAGGCTGCATTTGGCTGCTTCGACACCCAACTGCGCGGGTACAACGCAGCGGTCATTGGTGATAATCACTCACCGTGGTTATGGAACCACCGCAGCCCCTGCTACACACTGAACTGCGGGACGTTCATCCGCCGTAAGGCCGATGAAATCAAATACCGCCCCGGCGTCGGTCTGCTGAATGCGGACGGCAGCATTGTCCGCTACCCACTCGATACCAGCGGCGACCGCTGGGCCGACCCCGTTACCCAGGCCGCGACCGAAGCCATTGACCTGACCGACTTCGTCCGCGAGCTTGGAGCTATGGCCGACCAGGGCGTGAGCTTCGAGGGGGCCGTGTTCGAGTACTTCAAAACCCACAAGGTTGACGATGCCGTCAAACAGCTTGTGCTCAAAGCGGTGCAGGGCGAATGACTACCAGCCTATCACATCCGTGCCCCATTTGCGGGCATCCGATGAAACATGAATTTGAAACCCTAGAAGGCGCTTTATGCGAGTACACATACGAATGTGTTAGCCCAGACTGTGGTTCTTATTATGAAGAATTTACCTACGGTGGAACCCACTGGCATATTGGGGTTCGTGATTTTTATGGTCACTACACCGATACTCGTGAAGTTGAAAATCAACGAAAAAAAGAAATGGACACTGTGATTGAGTACCTCAGTGTGGATATCTGCAATGCGGGGCCAATGGGGTGATTGCATTGGATGACTATGAAGACATCAAGCGGTGCGTCGAAGCGGCGAGGCAAAGAGCCGATCGCGCCGCCGGGGCACTTGCCCTGCTCAAGAAACAGCTTAAGGCCGGGTACGGTTGCGAAACTATCAAGGACGCCCGCGCCCTCTACAACAAAATGCTGGCCGAGGAACACACAGCCAGCGAGACCTGGAACCGTAGCTTCGCCGCCTTCAAGAAGAAGTGGGCGAAGGAACTGGAGCTACCCAATGGTTAAAGTAACCCCTCAGTGGATAAAAAAACTGGTGTCCATCACGGTGACCCTAACGCCGGCGCAGGCACTTGACATAATCAATAACCGAAAACTTCAACAAATAATACCTGAAGTAGTTAACGCAATCAAAGAAGTAATGCAGCACGATTATGATAGCTTTCCACCACAGGAAAACTTCCCACCAATTACCGAATCGAGCGACCGAATGTGCGGTGGCAATTGCAATGTTTATACACCGCAGGATACCATAAAATCACCTGGTGGAACAATCATCAAGTACCGTTGCTGTGTTTGTCTTTGGACCAATGACGCAGGCACCAATGTATGGAGACAGCCAGATTGACCCCGCCTACCAAAAACTATAAACCGGATTGCCCCAAGGAGTTTTGCGATGAAAAAGATCGTGGAAATCGACCTCAAAGAAGGTCTTGAAAAACTGCTAGGCAAGCGGATTACTTTGTTCTGCTGCCGCTACATCTACACCGGTATACTGTCCGGCGTAAACGAAAACGACGTGCTACTCACCGACCCGGCCATCGTGTATGAAACTGGGCCGCTCACTTCGGGCGACTGGAAGGACGTGCAAAAACTGCCGCACGACTGGTACGTGCGCATCGACGCCGTGGAGTCTTACGGAGAACTAAAGTGAACGCAATGAAGAAATACTGGTCGCAGTTGGAGTCGCGGTCGGGGTCGCAGTCGCAGTCGCGGTCGGGGTCGCAGTCGCAGTCAGGATCGCGGTCGTGGTCGTGGTCGCGGTCGCGGTCGTGGTCGTGGTCGCGGTCGGGGTCGGGGTCGCCATCGAAATGATCGCCGCCTACCAACAACGCGCCGCAACCCTAATGACGGCCCGAAATACAGCCATAGCCGCCGTTAGGGCCGAACGGGCCGCCCTAGACGCCGCCGTCGCGGCTACGGGGCACGTGGGGGCCGCCCAGGCCATAATTCAGGCCCTAGCCAAGTCCACCCAGGAGGTCGCACATGCTCGTATTGCCGGTATCGTTACTCGGTGCCTCGCCGGCATCTTCGACCAACCATACGGATTTGCCATCCGATTCGACCGCGCCGCCGGTAAGACCGCCGCTCGTTTGGTATTCACTCGCAGCGGCCACGAGTACACCGCCGATGACGTTGGCGGTGGTGTGGTGGACGTGGCGAGCTTTGCCCTGCGCCTTGCGGCCCTCCTACTAATGAAGCCTGCGCCGCGCCGGTTACTTGTAGCCGATGAACCCTTCAAGCACGTAAGCAGAAACTACCTGCCGCGTATCCGCGAAATGATCGAAACCCTAGCCCGCGAAATGTCCGTCCAGTTCATCATAGTAACCCACTCGGAGCTCCTTCGCGCCGGGCGGGTCATTGAAGTTACCCCCGAAGTCGAATAAGTTTACTGATGTCGTGCTCCATATGTCCGGCCGCCTTGTACTTAGCGTATGCCTCATTGTCCGCCCGGTTCTGCTCGGCACTGTTACACTCGTCGTAAAGAGCATCCCCAGCCGCTTTGCCCACGCTCGGGTGCATGTGCTCAATGATCACATCATGCAGGTAAGTTATCCTTCGCATCCCCCGGCCCCACTCCTTCCACACCACATCCAAATTCAGGTGGGTTAGCGACGGCGGCGCAAAGTATCCCAGTGTTTTGACAATGTCCGATGTCATGGCCACGGCCGTTGGCAGTCGCTCGCCCTGCAGTAGGTCATTTCCGTAGACGATACCTGGGCCGGCACTCAGACACTCGACGAACCGCCGATCCCAGCCGGCGCTGCGAGGCCGGTGATCATCACCCATAAACGCCAGTACTTTGTAGTTATCAACATTGGCGAGGGCCGCCTTGTTCAGCGAGCCACATAACCGCAAACGCGGCCCCACGTCTATGCTAAACGAGCGGCAGAAAAACGAGGGAATACTTTCTACCGCCGCCTCATACCAAGAACGTTGAATATCATCCTTATCAACACAGAAAATAAAGTCGGCCTTTGCGCCGGTGTCTATCCACGCGCCTACCATACCCCATACCGACCGGGGCCGCCCCCGCGACGGCACGATAACTAACAAGTCCTTCGGAGCACCTTTTGGTGCAGCGGGTTCTTTTGTTTCCATTCCTCAAAGTACCTCCAGGCCAAGTCTTCGCCCGGTAGCCGGCGGTTACGCGCCGGCGGGGCCGAGAACACCCCAAGCCGGGCGAACTTACGCGCGGCCCGGTGGATAAACAACACCCGGCCGTCCGGGCCGTAATACCAGAACACCCCACGCTCGTACTCGCACTGCTCGGCGTACATATGCCACGGCGCGGCCATCTTGGCAATGGCCGCCCGCATTTGATCCTGATCTCCGTAACCCCCGAGCCCGTGCGTGTACTCATACCAAAGGTCGCTGTGCTGATCGTAGTGGTAAGCTAAGTTCAAAACCGGCCACGCCCGCGCCGTATCGAATACGTAGTGGCCGCCGCTGATTGGTGGTGGTGCCTTTTTCCAGTCAATACCCGGCCCGTAACTCGGCTTCTGAATCCACCCATCGGTAAACGTTCGGTCGGGAAACACCACAACACCGGTCGGGTTATGATCAAAGCAGGTTTCCAGGTTGTAGACCGGGTAAGCGTCAGCATCAATAAACATAAACTCGGCAAACCGAGTTTCCCGCATGGCCGCCGTTTTCGAGGCCCAGCCGCCGCGCACACGCAGGTCGGGAATGGCCGCCGCATTCTTCACTACAACGCCCGGCAGCGCCCGCACCGAAGGGGAAACCACCTCGCCGGGGCCGGTCCATATTTCCACCGGCAGGGCACAGCCGAAGTGTCGGACCATCCGCACCATAACAAACAAGCTCGGGTCGTACCGGCCGCCGCCGCAAGTAACTATACCGCGCCCGGTTAGGTTGCCTGGAACCGGAGGACAGTTAGACACCGCCCGGTCAGCCATATCCTGCAGAACCCGGCGGGTGGTTTTCGACCGCAGCGTGGCCTCGGGCCACTTACCGAGACCGGCGGCAATGTCACGCGCTAAGGCCGCCGGGTCCAGATCATCGGCTCCGGTATCATAATCCCGGCACTGGGCCGCCGTATTTAGGCCACAGCACGCCGCTCCGTCGTATTTGACCGCCAGGGTACATACCACATGTAGGTCGCACCTACGGGCCGTTTTGCCCGAGCAAAGGCAGCTCGCGCCGGCCGGGTCTTGGCGAGGCCGTAGCTCGTCACCCAAATGAATACAAACCCCCGACGGTACAGCCCCGGCTACCGAACGGCCCTTGGCAACGCGTGACGTGCGTTGCTTTTCCATTGGCCACTCGGCCGGGTCAATGCCCGCAAGGTGAAGACGGAATCGGTGATTAGACTTACATTCGGCGTACAGCCCTTCGCTCATCAACTTGCCGGTGTGCGAACACTGCCCCGGCGCGGAACATTCGCAGCGGTTCGGAAACATCAGCCGCCGTTGAGGGAAATGGTTGGCGTGCCGCCACAACAGGCCAACGTTGTGTGGCCGGATGGAGCAGAATTCGACAGACCAGTAAGCACAACTGAACCGGTATTGCATCCACCAGGGACAAACCCTCCTGTGCAACCGAGTCCAGCAAAAGGTGCAGAATCAAGCGCGCCTATAACGCTGGCATGTGATCCGGTCGCATAAGTGCCGCCCCAGTATTCACCCGATCCGCACGCCGGTGCGCCAGGAACGCCGACACCACGAAAGCGAACAATGTAAAGTGACACCGCATCAACCGATAAAGTAACCCCGCTCGCCGATGCGGGAATATCAAGACAGGCTTTACCCGTGATTCCGTGGTAAACGTGGATCAAATAAGAAACATCGCAGCAAGTGCTGAAAAGCGCCGCCTGCCCGCTGCAATTGAGTGTGCCAACAAATCGAAACTTAAGCTCCTGAGTCGCGGGCGACGCGCACCCGGTCGCTACTGTCAAGGGGCAGCCAACATAAGTTGGGCTGAGCCCGAGCGAGTCTACTATATCGTTTATTGTAAGATTGCCGTGCTGATAAAACGCGCAGCACTCATCAGCCGCAATACACCGCCGCGCCAGCGTGTATGTGGTGTTAGTAATCGCTAACTCCCACGTCCGCGCGCCGGTCGGGTCAAGGAACGTGCAAGTGCCAACATCGCAGGGATTAAGGGAACCATCGGAACCGCCGATATTAAGGAAGCCAACGGTATTCGGATAGATGCAATCGATGAGACCCTTATAACCCATCGTCAACGCCCCCGGCGCGGTCCATGATGTGCCGCTGCACGTCAGCGGCACATCCGGTGGGTTTTCCGTCGGACAGCAAGGGCACGGGAGGGTAAGTGTATCCGGCATGAAACTATGGCTCGGTGACTATGTTGCCATCCGAGTCAAAGGGGGTGAGCCGTAAGTTATCAAAGGGGTTGCCCTCAGCATCGGTAATCTTGAGGCACACATCCTGGATCTGCGTACCATCCTCGGAGCACTGAATCAACTGTGAAAGCGGGGTGCCGCCCGAGCAGGTATCATCACCGCTCGCCGAGCCAGTGATCCGCCCGGTATTACGGCCTAGTAATGATGATGCCGTGGCCGCAAATATCCACTCCTCAATCCACTCCTCACGCTCATCATCCCACCAGGACCGCCATCGTGTCAACCACTGTGTTGAATCATCGGTCGCTGTGTTATTATCAACCTCGTAGGCTACTACCGTATCCCCATCACCCGCATAACTCTGGTCATCGAACTCGGCCGTTTCCCCGCACGCCTCCGGTGTTAGCTCCTGAAAGGCGTAGCGGTTCTTACCGCTACACTGCTCCGACACCGCAAGGCCGGAGGCCGATCCCGTGTCGGCAACTAGCCATATCCGCGCCCAGAACCCATCGGGGGGCTTGGGAATGACAAAGCGGTAACCACCCGGCCCCTGGGTAGACTCGCCGCCCTCGATCTCGAACTGCTGGTACGCCTGCCGCGCTACATCATTCAGCCGGTCGAAGTTGAGAGTCGGCTTGACAAACTCGGGGGGCTGACCCGTCATCATGGCTAAATCGCCCTGGGGTCAAACAAAAACTGCAAGCCTTTTATCGTGGTGCCGCCACCGCCCGCCGCGCTCGGAAAAATATCCTCATCATACCAGTAAATACCACGCTCGCCAGATGCGTAGGCCGGATGTACCGTTCCCGGCACACTGAACAGCGGATGGTTGATCATTCGTTCCCAGTAGCCCTTCTCCGGGTTATAGATACGGTTCCACCCCACATAACTGCGGGTGCTGCCCCCATTCTCAGTATAATCGTAAATCAGCCGAAGCGAGAACTTATAGGTGATCTCGTAATACTGCAGACCTTGAGCCGTGGTCAAACGGCGCGATGCCGAGGCCCCGTCGAACCGCACGCACTCGGCCGGGATGATGGTATTGACCATCCGAAATGCGCTGAGGTTGATCGTGTCCTGCAGACCAGAAATAGTACCGATGGGAATTTTGAGAACCCGGTGCCGCGTAAGCTGCGTCCGCGTTTCCGACAGATTCTTGGTGACCTGAAAATCCTTCTGCCGCTTCGGAACGCCGTTGTTGATCCACTTGTAAAACTCATTAAGTAGCGTCAGCCGCTGGCCGCCAAAATCCCAGGACTCCGAGGCGATATCCATCTGCTGGTCGGCATTACCACCATCATTAGTCTGATCCTCGGTAAGGGTTGGCAACGAGTAGGACGCAGTAACAACCGCCGAGCCCACCAGACCACTTGCCCCATTACCATCCCTGAGCGGCACCGGAATGCGAAACAGACCAAGCGGGCCAGTAACCACGGAGTTGGGAATGTATCCCATTTTCTCCTTCGGCACAATCTCAAGATCGGTACAGCGCGACCAGGGAAATAACGGGTGGGAGACCGGCTGAACGTAGAGAAGGGTATTGCCGCCAAAGAGTCGGTAGCCGCCCAGCATATCGTACATCAGTGCGACAATTTGATCATATGGGTCGCAGTACATCGACCGCTTGATGGTAAGTGACCCCCGGCCCGCCTGCTGCGTGGCCTGGATAGTTGTTTCAATGTCCTTGATGTGATAGGTCATAGCTTGTCATTAATTCGATTGATGTGATAAGTTACGTACTCACCAACAATGAGGATAGACACCGATACAAACAAGGTAGCAGCAATGACCTGGTCAAACGCTGTTTGCCAGTGATACCACCGCCAGCTAGCATAAAACGCTAACGGCAGCGCCAGAATCAATAGTAATCCCCTCATTCCGCAACCACCCTATTATCTGCCTTAGTATTATCAGCAATTTTCTGGAGGCGATCATTAGCATTTCGCGCCTCCTCAAGTTGGGCTTTGGCAATATCAAGCGGGTCTTGATTTGCCGCCGCAAGCTGCAGCCGATTGGTAGTAGCATCGCCTGACTCGAACGTTGCCGTTCCCCGACCAAACCCAATATCCCGCTCGCCTGCCTTCATAACCCTGCCCCACGCCGCCCGAATGGCCGCCCAGGGATCGTCGGCCGGGGCGCGGTTTCCCTTTCGCCCGGCAAAGTCCACTGGGTTGCCGTCAGGACCAAGTATCTCCCCATTGGGTCCACGTTTCTCCCCCTTATCGGCCCGTGGCGGCCGGGCGGCGAACCCAGCATCCGGCAGCATGCCCGGCGCGTCATTACGAAGGAAGTTCTCCGTATCCCGGTCCTCTGCCCGACGCTTGGCTGTCTTAGTTATTTCACTGTACATCTTATCAGACATAACACCCAGCTTGTTTGCCGCCGTGCTGAACGCAACGATCATATTGTCGCACATCTCCGTCCATGCCGACCAGAAGTTCTCAACACCTCGCTTCGCCGTATCCCAAAACGCCTCCAGGGCCTCCCCCACAGTCTTGAGGGCCGGGAACCATGACTCTACAAACGCACTAGCCCCCTGACCAAACACACCAAGCTGAACAAGCAGTAAACCAATCGCCGCACCAACCGCCACTACAGCACCTATTAGGATCGTCCAGGGGGAAAGGGCAACTGCCACCACCGTACCAATAGCGCCAACGACAGCGGCGATGCCCGAAACGATTAGCGGTAAAGCCAATATGAACCCCGATATTGCCGTGACCACAAGCGCCCACTTAGTAACCGAAATCTTCAACTCGTTGTTCAGACCTATCCAAAACTGGGTTAGTTCCTGCACAGCCTGCGTGGCCATACGAAAGTACGGCGCAAGCTTATCACCCACTACCTCAGCCAGCCGCTCAATGGCCATGTGAAGCTGGTTCGCCTCAACGGTATCCCGCGAGGCCCCATAGAGAATACCACCAATGCCGGCGGCCCCGCCAATAGCAGTGAATTGCGCCAACCGATAGAGACCACTGTTAGATATGGCGGTCGCGAGGCCCTGAATCTTCTGGTGGATTGTATCAAGCAAACGTGCCGGGGCCTGAAGGACAGCCGCCAGCGTTTTACCAAACTTATCTACAACGCTCGATGTTTTACCGAATGCCTCGGTAGCCCGGTTCGCGGACTTCTCTAAACCCTCCGCGCCGGCCAAGGCCTTGTCAAGCCCCTCCTCGATGAACTGAATCAGCCCCTTGGCGATGTACTGCGCCTCATTCATCGCTATTGAAAGGCTTGGCCAGATCAACCCACTCGCCGGCCTTAACCTTTTCCTCCTCTAACGGATGTACCCAACCTGGAATATGGGGCATGGGCCGTCGAAACACGGCATCGATTTGGTTTAACGGGGTGCGAAAAAACAAGTACGGCTGCCAGCCGCCGGTCATGCCGGGCTCGCAACATCGGCTGGCGTACTCGGCCCAGTCGGTGTTGTAATGTTGCTTAACCAGACCAATAATGCAGGGTCTTTTTTTTGGGCGTCCCCCGACATGACTACGCCGAGCTTCGCCACCACCACCTCGACGCCAACCTTAACCACCAGAGCAATGCTGCTATCGAGGGTCATTTCCGGCTGCCGCGCGACCGCCAGTATGTACAACAGTAAGCCCGCCGCATCCGGCTCAAAGAACATATCGGCCGGCAGGTCTTGGAGATTATGTGCGCCGCCCCTCATCTGAATCTCAGCATCACATTTCACGGCGGCGGTAGCCATCGCGGCCCTAACCTCGGGGGCCAGGTTCGGATAGGCGGCCATGCGATCCATTACCCGGTCAATCGGGGAGATGGTCTTTGCTTCTTTTTGTTTTTTCCTGACATACGCCACCAACATTGACAGCCCTTCAGGACTGGGGGTGTCAAGCAAATAAGTCCGGTCGCCAAGGCCAACGACGACCGGACCCGAATTCATAAACATGCGAAGAGCTCCTTGAACCTAGTCGGACCAGGTTCCGAGCGCCGGCTTGGCGGCCTGCGCATTTGCCGTCACATCGTAGGTGCTAAACCCATTGGGGTCGCAGCCTACCAGATCAATATCAAGGATGCGGAAGAGCCAGGTATTGGTGCCGTCGCCATAGCACTTCAATGAACCCACACGGAGCGAGGCATAGGCCGTCGAGCCCTCTAACAACCCCACAGCGGTCAGCACCGACTCATCCGGCTGGAACCCCGTGCTGACATAGACCTGAAACTTCAGCGTATACTGCCGGCCAATCGGGGCCATTGTATTGATGCCGGACGTCTCGGCATTCATGTCCGACTTGGACATCGAGCTACTGGTAAGCCGCCAGTTAAATACACGGACGTGCTGGTTGCCGAAGCGTAACTTGCCCTGCGCACCAGACTCTGTTTCGCCTGTTTGGCTTGCCATTGCTGCCCCCTAGAAACGATTACCGTAGCCGGCATAATCAACGGTGAGCGTAACCGTCGAGGAGTTTTTGATCAGGATAGCGTTGCCCAGGTTCGCGGCCTCCTGATTATCGTTTTCGTACAGGAAGAACCGCGTTCGCTCGGTGGTGTTATTCACCCCCGACTCACCGAAGGGCACATTCGTTGAGGTGCCGAACTGGCCAAGCTGAATCTTCTTGGTGCCATCCCAGGACTCGATTATCACCAGGAAACCGTTGATGTAAGACTTGGCAATCACCGTATTGGTAGCCAAGTCCTTAAGAGCGGTGAGGTCCAGGGTCGCCGTGTTGCCCGCGCCGATAGTGGCGGTGCCGTGGAGAATCCAGTCCACCTGACCGCCGCTGAGGCTGACCGAGTCGCCGTCGGTGATGATCAGCGAAGGAAAGTTGTTCTGACCGGACTCAACCTGGTCACGGGTCAACGATACGCTGTCCGAGTTATTCTCGGCCGCGTGGTTAACTACTACCTTCAGGGATGTGCCGTAAGTTGCCGCCATATGCTAATCGCCTGTGGTCACCTCATCGAGCCATATTTCCCACGCGCGGGGGGATAACTCAACCGCCTTGCCGGCAAACCGTCCAGAAGGGTCGCGATCAACGCGGGCCTGCGTGGCCCGAAACTCGGCGGCCCCTGTAATCGTTCGGCCCTTTTTTCGCATCGAGGACATCTTTTCCTCAACCGCCCGTCGGTCGCCGCTTCCCTGCACCATCCGCACGATCACATCGATTTGAATCTTGTTGACTTGGCCGCCGCTGTATCCCACCAGCTCCTTCAGCGTCACCTTGGCAGAGGCAAAGGGCGGCACGGTTGTGTCATCCGGATCGTCGAAGGTGATCGGCACCAGCCGGTCGAGCCCCACATACCGCCAGACGCGGGTGAACAGCTCCTGGGCGTCGATCATGGGGGCGTCGGAAATCATTCCCGCCTCTTAGCACGGAAGATGCGATCAAACTGCGACCGCATCTTCCGTAGCGTATCGTCCGGCCCGCGCCGGCCCCGCTGAATCAAAAGGTAGCCGTACCAGGCGCGGGGGTCGTACCAGAGCGCAATGCGCCGGGGCCGTGTGTTGAGAACACCGCGAACGGTTGCCGGCCAAATAATTACCGACCGCTGCAAGTTGCCGGTTCGCTTCCGTGGGTACTGACCGGGAACCGAGGCGGGCGGATAGGGCGTGCCGAGATCGTCCATTAACTGCTGCTGAGCTAACAACATACAGTCGAACATTCGCCGGGCCACATCCTGGTTCACCGACTTGGTGAACTGAATCGCGCCGCCGGCCTTCACCGACCATGCCATCACGCCGCCCGTGCATTGTTGTCGTCGCACTCCAGGGTGGGTAAAACATCAAGCGCCCCGAAGTTTCGGTATGCCTTGATTTCAAGGATACTACCGACCAGGCTAGGATTGTCCGGTTTCTTGGTGATGCGAACCTGGTCGCCGATCCGCACCGTAATGTCCTCCTCAAGATACACCTGCGGGTTGCGCTCGAGCTGCGGGACACCAAGCTGCTCACCCTGCTCCATATCCTGGTACTGCACACGGCACACCAGGTTACTGTAAACTGCTGCCGGCGTAACCTCCGGCCGGCGTCCCTCGCTGTCCACCGCCGCCTCAACCACACCGCGATATATAGCGACCTCATCACGGAGGTTATGAACAACGCGGCGGTTGCGGGTCGTCAGCTTCCAGAAGCAAAACATCGAGGACCAGGCCGCATCGAGAATCATAAACTTTGCGCCGGTCGCGTCTACTATGCGCCAGCCGGCCTCAACCACAACCCCCGACTCGGTTTCAAGCGTGGAGACCGTCCACACCGTGTCGTTACCGAGATACCGCCCGTTGGAGCGGATGATTTCCTTTGTACTGATCGGGTGACGACAGGCAGTTGGAATAGCATCAAGGTAGGACCAGCCGGCGGGCGACTGCTGCTGCAGGCGGACCTCCTCGGGGTTTACCATGAAGGGCTGCGTGTCAATAGCGAACTGCATTGACATCAGTTACTGCCTACTCCATCGGCCAGGTCGCGGACCCACACCGGCAGAACGTTCACACCGCTCGGCAACGTATCGTTGTAGTCGGTGCCAAGCCAGGTCATGCCCACCGTTACCTTCATCCCCCGTAGGGTTCTAAGCAACTGGCTCAGGCCATTAATAGTTGAGGAGAAGCCGATTGAACGGCCCTGATCACTTCCGTCAATTAGGCTGCTGGCCGTGAGCGTAGCGATGCGGTTCAGAACGTTGGTAATAGCCGTATCAACTATTACCAACTGCTCGGCCGATAATGCCACCTACGCCGCTACCTTCTTCTTCAGATAAGCGACTACCTCGCCCTTGCTGGTCAGCGGTTTCTTGTTGACCGGCGTGCCGGGGTTGGTCTTATCGATGATGATGTAGCTATGACCGGACTTGAACACCTGGTAGTCGGTGCCCTCGGCCGTGCGGAAGAACTCCGTCACATCCTCGCCGTTCGGATCGACATCCGGCGCATCCGGGTCGCCCCGGCGAACCCGCTCGAACTTGTTGGGAAAGTCTGCCACCAGGTCGCGGTCAGACTCGATGATCGCACCCTTGCGATAGGTGACGAATTCCTTGCCGAGCGGGAGTTTGCTGTCCAGCTTCGGCTCGCTGTGCGTGCCACCGAGCAGCTTAAACTTCATAGTCGTCATTGCATGGCCCTTGTTAGAGAAAATTGTGGGCGATATATAAACCGGCACCGCCCTCGGAATCATCACCCCGAGGAAGAACTAGCTACCGTGGACGATGCCGGTGTTGCCGTTGTGGTCCGCACGAAGTTGAATCACCTTGATGCAGAACACCTTGAAGTTCAGCAGGAACCCGCCCTGGGTTTCCCACATCACCGTGCTAAGCTCCGCACCGTTAACCATGCGCACCACGTCCTCGGTCATCTGAACCAGGACCAGTGGGAAGTCGGTTGCGCTCGGTGCGTCGGTGCCGATTTCACTGGTAGTCGAAATCGTGCGGCCGAGGTAGTCAAGCGTTCGCACACCTTGAATATCCTCGATGGCTGCCAGCCGCTGCCGCAAAGTCTTATCACCCTTGGCGGTGCTGTAATCGTCATCCATATACGTGTCCCAGTTGGGACCGCAGTACAGCATCCAGGGGCCGTAGTGAAAGGCCAGGCGCGACTGGGTGATCATCGCCAGAACTTCGTTGATCGTGACACCGGGCGTCCAGCCCGTTGCGGTGGGCTTGGTCAACGTCTTGGTAAGGCGGCTAGTGAAGTTGGTGTAACCGTAGATTGAGCCGCCGCCGTAAGTGTAGGTGCTTAGCGCGCCTAGCGCCAGGCACTCAATTTCCTCGGCCACCCGCCGGCCCGCCAGGGTCGCCATCGACGTATCGAGCGGCGTGCTGCCATTGCGGCTGATCGACAGATCGCGGCTATCAATCGAGAAGTCCTTGTGGCAAATCGGCAGGGGCAGATTCACCAGGTCATAGACCGGGCGGTCCCGGTCGGTTTCCCGCAAACCATTCATTGAGAACGTTGCGCGGGAGATATCCGACTGCGACTGATACTGCAGCACGGTCTTGCTGAAGCCGTTGGGAATATCGAAGGTCAGACCGGCACCCTCAATGTCGCCAACCGCGCGAAGGCGGGGCTTGGCGGCCTTGAGAACCGCCAGGTCCAGCAACTGCCACTCATTCTTTCGCAGCGTCGAGTCGGCATTGCCGGTGATCTGCTGCTTTTCCATCCGCAGCTTGCCATTGTTAGTGACAAGGGGCCGGCCGTTGACTACCACCGGCACCTTCTGGATGATGCGGCCGGACATGTCCGCGTAGGGGCGAAGTGCCCCGACGTGAAAGTTATTGGCAAGCAACGAGGCCGCAACCGACCCCGTCATAAACCCCTGCCGTAGAAGGCCTGTCGGATTCATCTGTCTGTCCTTTCGGGTTTGAGAACGGCTAGGGGTCACCCGCCGCGTTAGTTTTTAGCCAAGGATACGCACGGGGCAGAATGCCTCCGCGCTGCCCGCGCTGTTATCCTGCGCGTCGTGGGCTACCGCTATGATCTTCTGGCCGGAGGTTCGGCCCAGCGAGATGTTGAAAATGTCCAGCCGCGACTGGTCGGCGGTATCGGCCACCGACATTGTGACCTTCACCGTGAAGGCATTCGTCGTGTTGGTATTGATGGTCGTCGAGGCCACAAAGCTGCCGGATGAAATATCGGCGGCCCCGGCGGCGGCACTCGGCGTGCCGTTGAATACCCAGCCACCAGCCACGAAAGTGCCGGAGTTACCAATGGTCCGAACGATCAACTGGCCGCGAATGGCAAAGATGTCATTCGTGACCGCATCGATAGTCGGGCTGGTAAAGATCGCCGTGGTGCCCAGGTAAACCTTCACAACGAAAGTGTCGGTGTTCGCCGCACCAATATGAATACCCTGAACGGAGATGTCGAACACATCGCCAACCTGCGCCGTTTGCGCCGGGATGGTGTAGCCTAGCGAGGCACCGGCAGCAGCATATGCCGTTTCAACCGTGGTGTTGGTGACAGTGTTAGAAACCACTGCATTGGCGTAGAGCTGGCGATTGCCCACCATCGTCGCCTTGACCAGCGTGCCGTCACCGTTGCTAATGAGATGGTCACCCTTAACAATGGCCACCGCACCCGCCGGAACGCGGGCATAGATGATGTCGCCCGGCAGTGCTTGATAGGTAAAGACCAGGTCGGAGCTGGCATAGGCGGTGGTGATAAGGTTGCCCTGAAGGCTATCCTCAAGGGCAAACAGCGCCTCGGAGGTGCCGCCGTAGGTCGCATGGACAACAACCTTCTCGCTGCTGTCCATCTGCAGCAGGTGGCCCGGCTTCAGTGCGCCATTGGCTAGAAACTCATCACGGTGACCCTTGCCACCCCGAAGTCGGATTGTGTGCGGAACGCTCATCTCTACTCCTGCCGGCTATGAACCGGTCTGTTAGGGAAAAGAAAAGGTAGGAAGGACTAGAAATTAGTCCTCGTCCGCCTCATCCTCATCCAGGTCGATGCCCTCAATCGGGGCACCCTTTTTCTTGAAGTTGATCGTCGGAACGTCCATATCCTCAAGGTCATCACTGCCGTTGGCATTGGCAACAAAGCCGCCCTGGGCACCGGCATAACTCGGTGCGTAACGCCGGTCGTTGACCGCCAGGGTCGGGGCCGCACCCATCGCCAGCCCGGCAAGGGCCTCCAGCTCATCGATTTGAAAGTTCTTGAGCTGTCCCTTCGGGAACTGGTTACCCTTGTTGTTCAGGATAATGCCGGTAAGTTCCTTGCGGCGGGTGTTCACCGTGGCCCGGCCGATGTCGAGAATATCGCGGACCTCGGCCGGGGCGTTCGCATAATACTCATCGTAGGACGAGCAGATCGCGGGCACACCGGTGCCGCCCTTCGGGGCCGGCACACCGCCGCCCTTCTTCGTCGGGGGTGCCGCGCCGGTGCTTTGATCGGTCGCCTTTTTGATCTTGCCGCCCTTCATTTTCTTACGGGCATTGGTCTCGACTTCTTCCTCGTCGTCATCGTCGTCCTCGACTTCTTCCTCATCCTCCTGCTCCTCACCCTCGTCATCCGTCTCATCGAGGTCGTCGGACTCCAGCTCGAACTCCTCACCCTCGTCCTCATCCTCATTGATAAGGGGGGCCAGGATCGCGCCCAGTTGACGCTCGTTGGCGGTTAGGAGGAATTCGCGGTCCTTCTCGGCGAAGAAACCGTTAGCGATGATCTCATCGACCACCACCTTCTTGTTCATCTTGGTCTGAGGCATTTCGCTCTCCCGTGAGTTAGTGGTCGATTTCTTTTTGTGGCCGGACGACACGTCCTCGCCTTTGGTTGCTGATGCATCAATATGCCCGCGATAAAGGGCAGATGACACTGACTTGGAGTACATTAGATTTGTGCCAGATTTGAAATCAGGGCTGTCCTGAAACATTCGCATAACCTGCTGGTGGGGCATTCCACGGTCACGTAGTTTGTTGTAAGCGCCCTGCCAACTTTTGACTTGTTTACGAATGCCCTTTTTCATCCCACGGACGCCACTGTTATCCGTGCGGCCCCGTGAGTTAATAACGCCAAGGCCAGCGCCGTCTTTCAAGGAGCACGCCCCTTCTTCATCGGTTAGAATTGCGAGGTGGTCGGGCCGGTGGTTCGAGGCAACCGCACCGTACTCCTTCTTGTGATAGACACCGACCTTCGGCTTCTGATCCACAAACAGGCCAGTACTAACCTCCATAGCAACGCCCCGCTGAACGCGCGGGATCAACTTCTTGTCGAACTCGTTAGTGAGCTCCTCGTCCAACCACGCCTCGGCCCGCTGCTTGCCGTTTTCATAACGGGCATTCAGCACCTGGCCGATCTGCACCTGATTCAGAACCGTGGGGTCGGCCGCCGAGATCGGCTTGCCGTTGTGCTTCGGGTGGTTGACAACGATAGGTTTGCAGTTCCACGAGGGGCAGGAGTTACGAAGGTGGCGAGGTGTATAAAGGAGCGGCCCATCCGAGCCGGCCCAGACACCAGGGGCCATCATGGCAACAGGGGCCACGAAATAGCGGCGGCCATGCAACGTCTCATAGCGCGTGGCACCGCCACCGAGGTTCGCCGTGATATTCTGCAGGGAATGTCGTGGCATAGTTATTAGACCGGAACTGGACGTATTATGGCTTGAGGGCCTTATAAACAATTTCGGTTCGGGGGTTCAATAGCTTCTTTGAATAAAAACAGCCGGCGCGGCCTCTCCCATCCGCGCCGGCTCATTACTCCGTTAGGTTTTTCAACCCTCGGGAGGTTCCGGTGGAGTTGGTGCCGGCGGCGGTTCCGGTGGGGTATCCGGCCGATCATCTCGCGCGATCGCATCCGCGATGTCCTGCTTTCGACTGCGGACAATATCGCGCAGCGCCACAATCTTCGACTTGGTGCCCGCGTTTGCACCGTCGGACATGTCGTCCAGCTTATGCGCGATGAAGTCCAGCACCGCAATGGAGCTGGTCACCGCACCACTCAGGTCGCCAACCTCCGTTACGAGGCCATCGACCTCTTCCCGAAGCTGCTCAAGTATCGTCATGATCCTCTCCAGTTGTTCCGGGTCTATCCGGTGCGTCACCGTTAGCTCCGGGAGTTTCCGATTCCAGAACCACCACATTGGCGGCCCCTTATGTTAGCGGACTAAAATCTGGTGGTAGCAGCGGCCATCCTTCACCACAGTCCATGCACCGGCGTGCGTGTAGTTGTCAAACATGCAGCAGGCCTTGAAACCCGGCGTTCCGGTCGAGTAGTCATTCGTGCCGCCATGCACTAAACCTTGGCGCATGCCGTTTCTATCGGGCGGTCCCCACTGCATAACACCGGGGGGAAGAAATGACATATCGTCATTCGTATGACTGTATATACGGTTGGCCGCCCGATACTCGGCGCAGGCCTTTGCACCAGCGGTCAATCCATCATCCTGAAGGTATGGCGAAAGTCCTCTAGCCGCCCGCGCGGCATTCACCTCCTTAAGTGCGTTGGTATCGCAGGCGCAGTTGACACAAGCGCAGGCAACGCCGCACGGACAGTTAGTTACAACGGAGTTAGAAACTAACCGCACCGGGCAATTACCGTCGGGACAACCCGTCGTCGGCTTGGCTACCGGTGCCGGGGCAGCCTGCGGTTGTTGATAGGTGCCCGCCGTGCCGCCAGCGCAGCCGCGTGCGCGGCGGACCCGCGTCACACGAACTACCTCAACGGTACGGGTTCGCCGGGCTACGCCCGCACAGCCGGCCGAGGCCGACGCTGACTGGCAGCCACCACCACGATTAAAGAGGTGAATTCTCTCACCGATGTAACCGGGACTGGCCGTACTCATGGCCATCATCATCACTACGCTGTACATCAAAAAGCTCCATCTTGAGAATGGGCGAAAGGTAAAGGCCGGCGGATTAGACCGGCGGGATGAGGATCACCTCCTCCCAACGGGCGATACTCAGCCACCCTGGATAAACGGGCCAACCGGGGTCGGTGTCGGGGCCGGCGTCGGCACACCGCTGAACAACTCAACCACCGCCGCAATGATCCCCCACCAGTTCTTGGCGATGACCAGCGGGATGATCTTTTGCGCGAACGTAATGATCTTGTCGAAGTTCAGGCCGGTGGCAAACAACATCTTGAGGATGTCAGCCAGGCCCTTCTGCACCTCCGGCGCGCCGACCTCGGCCTCCTGGGCCGTGCCCTTGAACCCGGCCTTCGCCGCGTGCTCGGTGAGTAACTGCTGTGCGCAGGCAGTTGGGTCGCGTGGATAATTCATTGACATCGAAGAGCCTCCGTTACGGGCGAATGTGGATCAAAACTACGGGCCAGTAAACAACAGCGAAAAAGCACACGGCCGCCATGATGATAAGCGCCGCATCGCAAAGCCGGGGGTTCAGGGGTTTGTAGACCGGCATCAAATGAACACCAGAAGCAGACCGATGATCGAGAAGAAGACCGACCAGGACCAGTTGTCCTTCAACCACTGCCACCAGTCGGATATGCCCTCAATAGCAGCGGCCCCATGCTCCAGGTGGGCGGCCTGCTTGATCGCCTCGACAATTCGCTCATCGGTTAGCTCACGCCAGACGGTGTCGCGGGCCTTGGCTCGCTTCCAGTCCGCGTGCTTAACCATCGTCGCGCTGATCGCCTGCCGATGAATCCGCAGCCGCATTAACGTGGTGACCTCGGGCTCGGTAGCCGTAGCCGTCATCATCGGCTTGTTATCCCCCAGCAGGAACTTCAGCGTAGCGCGGGACATCAGATCAGCCGCCGCCGGCTCATAGCCCCGCATAGTGCGACTGAGGGTGTTGATCAGCGGGTTCTCGGCCAGGTCAGCATCGTTGAGAACCTCCTCGATAAGCAACTCGAACCGCGTCGGTGTGCAGGTTTCCCGCACCTTCCGCTCGTACTGCTTATCAACTAGTCCGTCCCAGATTGGCATTATTCGTCCACTCCCTCCACGCTATTAGCAACAATTACCGCGTTGACAAAGGCTGAAACCTCATCCGCCGTTGGCGTGGTTCCGGCGAACATGTGTTTCTCGATAACCTTCGCAGCCTTACGAAGAATGCGAAGAGCCGCCATCGGCGTCACCAAATCACTGTGCTTTGACTTAAGCATAACTACCCATCTCCTTTACCACCTCGGCCCCAGCTCGATTATCCAACACCACTCCAAAGCGATCAGCGCCACTTCGCGGTACAGGAGCGGCGGGCAGGCGAAGAAAACCACGGTGTCCCATAGGAGCCAGCCGCAAGAGTTCATGGCTTCGGCGAAGTAGCCTTGCATCACCGTCTCCGCGACCACACGGGCCGCTGTTAGTGTGGTCACGTTGGGCAGCTTTGTTGCACCCGCACCGGCTGTCGGTACGGCACCGGGTTCCAGTTCACCGTGCCGCAACGCGGACATGTGTGATCGGCTACCTTGCCATAAGAATCACTACCGTGGCTCCAGACAGTACCGCAGCGACTGCACACGTGACTATGAAGGCCAGGTTTCGCCGGATCACGTGGGGCCTCCTTTTTAACAACAGGTTTCAGCGTCGATACCGGCAGTGCCCCAAGTGTACTTTGGGGCAGCCGGCCCTGCTCCAGCGTTGACTGAGGCAGAGCACCGCAGGACAAAAGTAGCAGCTCAAGCATCATGTCGGGGATACCGTGACGCCGTAGAAGGTCAGTGCACCGTCCGGCTTACCGTGTGCACCCTGAAGAACGGCCAAACCAAACCGCCCGTAGTTGAGCCAGCTATTCAGGATCAGCGGCCCCCACGATCCCTTTTCAATTCGCACCCAACGAACGAAGCAAACCGAGTGGCCCCACCAGTTGAAGTCCACGGGGCCGGGTAGGTTGCGAAATCCACTCGTCGCCAGTTGCTTGATAGTCAGTTTTTGATCGTAGACACTCTTAGTCAGGTCGGCCCAATTAGCCGTGACCTTATGCAGTGCCATCGACGCCCGCAAGGCCGGTGTGTCGTACTTGAGGTTTCGGGAATGAACCGGCCATTCACCGACGCCATCACCTTCAATCGCCATGCCGTGCTCACGCGCCCACTGAGCCGACAGCCCACCCCATCCACCTTCATCACGACCACCTTTAATGATGGCCGCTGCCGCATGCCCACTAAGGCGAACCAGCGGCAGACCCATACTAAGGCGAAACAGCATGATTGATTGACAGGTCGAATAGTCCCAACAATAACCGTCGCCGTCCTGATCAAGGTTCACAAACGCGGGTGACTTACCATCTGCGCCTATGAACATATGCTCCAGGCTGCTCTTGTTTGCCTCCTGAAAATCGTACTCTCCGTCCCAGTCGCTTTCTTCGACCAGCTTCATCTGATCGGGTGAGTCAAACATTTCCTCCGGCTGAACGCTGTAGTCGCGGGGCACCGCCCCATAAGTAGCATGTTTCGGATGCGCCAAATCCCGGCCCTCCGGGGTGGCGTAGTCAATAATCGGAATTAGACCTTTGTAATAGTCCATTAGTATTTCCCCAGGAGTGTGATGAAGTCGGCGGGCGTTGCCGGCGGTAGGCCGTCGTAGAAACCCTTGGGGCTGCTGATAACAACCCGAGCTATGCCGCTATGAGGGCGGGCGGCTGCGTCCTGCCACCACTGTGCCTCCTTGCTGGTATCGTCGGCAAAGCTCCAGCACCGCCACTCACCACCAGCCTTCTTAATCGCATCGTGGACCACGACTGCCGAAAACGTGGCCGTTTGCTCCTTGGTAAGTTTATCCTGCCGCTCGTACTGCATCAGCACCTTAAGATTTGTAGACGGCAGCGGACTTGGAGCCGGGGCCGGGCCGGGGCCTGGTCCGGGTGGAACTGGTGGTGGCTGCGGCCCGAGAAGCAGGCGGATACTATCAAGACGCTTGGGTTTGCCATCGACCACCCCGAGCGCCGATAGCTTGACCGCCCCCTCCTTCTTGTACCAAACCACCACCGCGTCCTTGGTGATGTCGTTAAAGGTGGGATCATCCTGTCCCTCAACCGCACCGAACAACCGTCCCGCCTCGGCATACTCCTGGAGGCCAATGATACCCTCGTTATCGACCTCCCAGGTAATTGGGCCGGTGTAATCCTTAATTCTGAACCACCGGTAATGAAGCTTCGATAGGCCCAGCGAAGCCCCAGAATCAATAACTGGCACCTCCTTAAGACGTGGCGATGCCTCAACAATTCTCGGCGGCGTTGCGGGCGCAAGCGGTGGTTCGGTTGTCTGCGGTGGTTGGTGTGGGGGCGGTGTGAATAACTTGACGAGTCGCTCCTCGGCCATACTATGCGGCGCGAGGAGGAACATAACTACGGCTGCGAAGGCCCTCATCATTAGCTCCTGGGGGTTAATGGGCATAACTATACCCGAATGGAAGGCAGTATTTCAACGGCTCCTATGGAGCGTTGCGGAGCGGCGGCCCGAAGACCTTCCACCCCAGTAGAAACAGCAGCACCCAAAGAAGAAGGTTAAAGCCAAACCCGTACACATGCGGGCCAAAGGGATAGGCAACCCAGCCGCCAAACAGCAGGGTCAGAATCATCAGCAGCCAGAACAGAAACCCGGTTGACACAGTACTCCCTCCTATGGCGATGGTGGTTTTGCATTTGCCGGCGCGGCGGTCTTGGGATAGTCGCCTCGTCGCCGCTCGTTGTCCCGGCGAATCTCATCGATGTTGTGACCGGCATCCACTAACTTATTTCTGATTTCATCAAACTGCACCCGCCGGTCATCCGACATGGCCCGGTAGTGGGCATCGTTGCTTTTCTCCATAGAAGTAATCGCGGTGGTCAGCTCCTTGGTCGCCTTAATCTGATCAGGCATAACCACAAAGGCGATATACACCGCCAGACTACCGCCGGTTGCAATGCCCGCAAAACCAGTTTTGTCCCACCAGTTAGCGTCGCGCGGGACGCCGGTGGTTTGCTCAATCTTTACCTGCTTCGCCGGCTCATCACTTCCCATGATTATTTCCTCGGTTGATGTTGTCGATTCCCCTGTGATGACCGTCCGACCCATTGATCCGACTAGTCAGGGCGTCAATTGAGTTACGGAGCTGCTTAAACTCGGTCGTCATCATTTGAGTATTATGCTCCGACTCCTTCTCGCAATGATCCACCACGGTGTCCAGGGCCGCCTTAAAGTCCACCCGCTGCTGAGCCATTACCATCCCGTAGGCAATGTCCTTGGCATCCAACCGCTTCTCAAATGAAAGGACCAGCTCGGTTATTTGCTTGTCCTTACTTTCGAGAAGCTCCTTCTGCTGCCGGGTCGTATCAGGCAGGTGCTTGAACATTAGCCAGCCAAGAACACCGTTCAGCAGGCCCGCACACGTCCAGCCCGCCACCCCACCAGCGCCAATACCACCGCTGCCGTCCCCATTAGTCGGCATGTTTTCAACGGCCAGAATAACCAGTCCAAGCAGCGGATGCATCCTATCCTCCGTCATGTCTCATCGCGGGCCATCGTATAGATGCAAATGCCGACCATGATAAAGCAAAAGGCCGTAAAGGGTGCCATACCCCCAGTCGCCCCGGCTTTAACCATTGGAGGCCAGTCATACATCCAAGCTAAGCCCAGTAAGTTTCCGACCACCGACAAAACCGAGAGGACGATTACAATAAGCGCCAACTTCATAATAATCGGCCGCGACCACCTTGGAGGCAGCATGTGGCAATCCTCATGGGGTGCCTATTACGGATGGTAGTGAATAATCAACGGAGGTATCCACGTCGGCCGGTATCTCGACCG